AATTCATTGAACGTGAGTTATACATATTTACGTTTATTTTTGTAAAGCTTGTATTGAGTACGAAGTGTAGAGGATGTATGGGACGTTTATGAACAAATGTTCACTAATGCGACCAAAGATACATTATGGGAAGTTGCCTGTTTATGATGGGTTTTTCTTGTGAAGTTTGGGTTGATTGAATAATGTGTCTTTATTACATTCGTATATTCAGTTATTTTTAGGTGTTTATGCGGCATTTCGCGGGCTCCGGCTTCGCAGTTTCCATTCAGCCTTGCTTGGCCTTCAACACATCACCTCGTTCACTTGACTAAATAGTATTAAGGCGAATTTTTAGTAAAAGATGTCCTTCGCTTTGTTCGGACATGAACACATCGCAAGCCTGGACCGTTAGACAAGAAGCTTTACTTTACTATAAGGATAAGGAATGGAAAATTCAGAATGGCTTGAAATTGAAAATTTAGAAGATGACGTTTATCCGATTACAGAATACGATTTAGTATCTACTCCTAACGATTTTAATGTCATGACTTTGACTAATTTTATCGACGCAGGAGTAGTAAAAATACCAGGATTTCAAAGAAACTATGTTTGGGAGCTTACTAGGGCCTCAAAACTAATCGAATCTTTTATAATAGGTTTACCTGTTCCACAAATTTTTTTATATGAGGAAGCAAGAAATTCATATTTAGTAATTGATGGTCAGCAACGCCTAATGACTATTTTCTACTTTATCAAAGGTAGGTTTCCTAAGCAAGATAAACGAGTTGAAATTAGAAACATTTTTTCTCAAAAAGGAGTTATTCCGAAAGAAATAATTGGAGAGGATAATTTCTTTACTAATTTTAACTTAAAGCTATCAACTCCGACAAAAGGTCAAAAAAATAAATATAATGGAAAAAATTACCAAACTTTAGGAGATGATAAAACATCGCTGGATCTTAGAACTTTACGATCAATTCTAGTTAAACCGTCAAAACAAGACGATTCTAGTGATTCATCAATCTACGAATTATTTAATCGTCTTAATACTGGCGGGGTAAACTTATCTTCTCAAGAAATTAGAGTAACACTATACCATTCTGATTTTATGCAGTTAATCATTCAGCTAAATAACAATTCAAATTGGCGATCATTACTAGGAATACCAGTAGATTTGCATATGAAAGATGTGGAAATAATTCTAAGAGCTTTTGCGATTCTTTTAGATTTAGAAAATTATGCACAACCTATGACTAATTTTATTAATACATTTTCCAAAAAAATGAAAAGTTTAAAAATTGATAAAATAACTTTAATAGAAAACATTTTTAATACATTTTGTTTGAACTCTATAGGATTCGAAAATAATCTTTTTAGAACTAAAAACAATAGGTTTAGTTCAGTATTATTTGAAGCAGTGTATTATCATTCCTGCATAGACTCTATAGAAGGTGACTTAAGTAAGATAAGAAAAATTGAAGAATCAAAGATTATTCAACTTAAGACCGACAAAGACTTCCTACAAGATTCAACAGCTGGTACCACTACCAACACTGAAGTGGTTAAAAGAAGAATTAAAAAAGCAGGAGAAATACTTTTATGAGTTCAATAGAAGATATTATAGAATTACTTCAGAAAGATTTTAATGATATTAATTCCATTTTAGAGAAGGAAGGGGAAATTTCACTTTCAGCTAATTACAAGTCGATATTCACGAAAACATTAGTGATGACTATTGCAACTGCTTTTGAAGAAAAAGTCAAAGATTTAATACATTCGGCTTTCAATACTTCCGAAAATATAATGTTGAAAGAATTTATAAATAATAAGGGTTTAAAAAGGCAATATCATACTCTCTTCAATTGGGAGAATAAAAATGCAAACTCTTTTTTTTCTCTTTTTGGTCAAGATTTCAAAAAATTTATGGAAGACAAGGTCAAAGAAAATAAAGAATTTGATTCTTCAATAGTTTCATTTCTGGAAATTGGGAACCAAAGAAACAAGTTAGCCCATCTAAATTTCTATCTTACTTCAATTGAATTAACACCGAATGAGGTCATTAACCATTTCCAAAAAGCAAATGTATTTATTAGTACCTTGAGAAAGTATTCTGAAGAATTTTTATCTTTAAGAGAAAAGAACGTTGCTTAACTTTGGGGAACAATATTTTAGTTTTGAAGAAAGGCGCAAAATTTAATTCAACGACGGTCCGTACAAGAAGTTTTGGGACAAGTTCTAAGTCTACTCAAAGCGATAACCCAATAAGTAATCCTATCGCAAACGACGGGACGGCGATCTCGAAAACTTCTTTGAGAGTTTGCCAGTAAGAAGGCTTGTATGTGACTTGATCGTACATATGACAGAAATTCTCAGACCAGCAAATTCTTTTCTTTGTCCGAACATACTCCCCTTCCCGCGATTCGGAAAGAACCGTAATGGTTGCGGCCGCCGATTCGATTCTCTCCCAACGTTCGTGTAGCGTTTCAAGACAACGAAACCATTCGGGACCTTTAAATCTCGAACAACCCAAGATCCGAGAAGGTTCCGGGATATTTTGGACCCCGATCGAACGACAATTAAAGAAAAGAATAATAAAGAGAAAACAAAGAAGAAATTTTCTCATCCGCTATTCCCTCTTCCCTTCGGGAAAAGCGCCGTCGCATATTTTTTGAATCTCTACGGGAATCCGGCGCGCATAACAAACAAGTCGGGACCGGTCTATCTCGTAATCGACCGGCGTTACCTTTTCGAACGATTCTTCCGGCGGATTCATTTGAATTTGAATCCGGTTGACTTTGATAAAGAGAAGAACGAGAAGAAGAAAAAGCCCCCGAGAGATAAGGGGAATCTTGTGTGTTTGAAGAAAGATTTTTAGTTTTTGAAAGATTGAGTTCAAGTTCGTAAGTCCTTTTGTTAAAATAAAGAAATTACGTTTGAATGTGTTAGGTGACTTTGACTAACCTCCCCCGCCGCGTGCTTTCTGGATAAACTCCCCCAACGCTTTTAGGATTTCGCCGGTTTTAAACCAGGACATGAGAAGGATTCCACTGGATAGGAATAACCCGTAAACGCTGACTCCGCCGAAACCTTCGGAAATTTTCGAATCCGGAAAAGTTTTGAGAGAGTAAAGGCCGATCAAAAGAAAGAAGAGTCCTAGAAAAAATGACTGATTCGTTATTCGAAGCGGATTTTTTTCTACAACAAAAGAGTTTGAAAGTCTCTTCTCGTATTCAGCAGCTTCAGGTGAGCTTGGATCGACTTTTAAAATTTCGTTTGCGGAAATTTTCTTTTTCAGTTCGACCTCGCATTTAGAATTACTTTCGCAGCATCTTGATTGAAAACCGCATAACAAAAGCCTGGGAAGCGCGGATTTGTTTTTTTTGCGCGCAGCTCCGCGCCTTTAAAAACGGAAATAAGTTCGATCCATTCGGATTCTTCCCAAGTAGACTTCGTGACAGTGCATCCGAGGGAAGAAACGCCTACATTTTCTTTTTTCGTACCTTGTGCGTGAATGTTCAGACCAATTTTTCCGCTAAAGACTGGATCATCACTTGACCAAATATGATTTCCGTTTTTGTCGCGTCTGAAATTGAAATTTGATCCTTGATTAAAAGCTTCGTGTCCGTGGTGCAATCCGATCTTTACAAGATAGAGACCTTCCTCGGTTCTTGCTTCCCCTTCCTTTACTCCGTATTTTTCGAGAATTTCCTTCGAAACGTTTCCGGGATCAATCGTAACGACTCTGCTTCCCCAAGACTTACCGCCGGGATAGATATTAAAAAGTATATCGTTGAAAGAATCAAAAGAATCGTCATTTAAAACGACTTTGTTTTGTAGGACGCTGATTCCCCGGACACCAATAAGAACATTTTCTTTTTCAAAATCAAGAAAGGGAAAGTTTTCACTCTCCTTAAATCTCGACTTTGTTTCCGCAATCAAACGAGGAATGAATGTTTCGTAATTCATGTCGGAGAGAATAACGAGTCTTACGGTATCGGTGAACGTTTTAAAAATTTTTTAGATCGGTCTTCGGAATAGTCATTCAAATAGAGTTCGATTCTTCCACCGTTTGATTTTGCGCGATGTCTTTGAAGTGAAAAATAGAGATTGATTGTATCTTGGGAATTCGTCGGAAATTTCAAAACAAGCCTAAGACCGTTGTACACTGTCACGTAATCAAGAAACCTTTTCAATGCGTGTTTGGCGGGAAGAGAAACCGTTCCGTAGTGTGCAAATTCGATCTTGATCGACTCAAGATTTCTTTCCCGCGCAGATTTGTAGAGTGAAACTAAGTCCAGATAAAAAACCTCCGAAGATACAACAGACAGATTTTTAATCAAAAAAATGTCAAGACGCGACACTTCCCCAAACGAATGAAAAAACGGACCTTTTACCGTATATGGATTTGATTTCGTTTTTTTAAAAAGAACTTCTCTCCATTTCTTTAAAAACCAAAACGCGAATTGAGAAAGAAATAGAAGAATACTCGCTGCGTATCCAAGGACTCCGTGAAGGTTTTTATCCTTCATTTCTTTTAAAGAATCAAACTCATCCATTAACCTAAAGCTCCAAACGTAAATCCCGTATACCGAATTTTAGCAGTCTTCCACCATTCTTTAAGCTCATTACTAAGTTGTTTGATTCTGGCCCCAAAAAATGCGTTCTCAGCGCTCATCGTAGTCCCTATCGACTCCGAAATCACACCGACAGACGTGGAATAATTGGCAATCCCTCCGATGATTCCTTCTCCGTACGAAGACAGAAGGCAAATCGCAAAGTATTTTAGAATTTGATCCTTGAGTTCCCTTGGAACTCGAGAAGCGTGATCGTAACCGGTGGTATAATCGACTTGATAAGCACCTGGAAGATTTGAACTATTTTGACTTAAAAAACGAAAGCCTTGAATCCCGATTTGCGGCGGACCTGAATTCATAAAAGGCGTGCGGGTATACATCGCACGTAAAATTCCAGTTTTGTATTGAATCGCAGCACGACTTGTAAGATCAAAAACCGTATTCCCATTCCAAGGAAGCGTTAAGACCCATTTATGAAGACGACACAGATTTTTTCTTCTCAGTTTAAGAAAGAAATTCGAACTTTTGGAAGGATCATAGTCGTATGTGTCATCCCATTCTGCAAAGCCTTCGATTCTACCGGTTTTAAGTTCTAGATCAAATCTTCCGGATTGCCCAACAAGCGGGCGGGATCGAAAAAGCCTAGGATAAATATCCCAGTCAATTTCAGAGGCAAATGCCCGAACGGTTTGGTCACACCAATTTTTTAATTGGAAATCTTCAAGTTGAGTTCCGCGCGTAGTGAGAAGCGGTTCGTTCCCGAAAAACATAATACGACGAAGCTCGTCCGGATGAATGAGCGTTCCCCAGCCTGGAAGAGGAGAATCGGATTTTACAAGTTCCGGATAAATGCACGCACTCAGATCGTGGTACTCGTAGTCCTCTTCCTGTTTGTTTAAATCTCCGTCAAATCCGTAATTCAAAGTAAAAAACCGCCAAAAGGATATTTCATTCTTCTAATGTGCGGAATTGACTTCAATCGGAGAAGAGACCGGATTTCGCAAATTCAAGGTGCTCAAGCGGAAGGGTATACGTCACGCCGCTTGTCAGTTCGCAGACTACACTTTTTCCGTCATGTGCCACTTCTTTAATTTTTGCAAGCATTCCTCCCACGTTTGCCCGACCTTTGGCATAGACTCGCATAATCATTCCCGGTTTTGGAAGTTTCGGACCGGTTCCGTACGTTCTTCGTTGTTCTTTGGAAAGGGATTCAAATTCCAGGTGTCTTTTAGAAATTTCTTTCTCTCTTTGGATTTCTTTTTCCGATTTTTCATTTTTGTAATTGATCCGGTTTCTTTCACTTCTTGCGTGATCAATTTTTTTCTCGCGGGGAGTTCTTACGTCTTCGTTTGCTTTTGTGTTTCTAAACGCTTGATAGTCGCCGTTTTTTCCGTGAACCGTGACCTTCTTTTTAACGAGTGCCGTGTTTGCGTTAGAAAACATGTTTAGTGTAGAACCTTTGTTGCATTGATCCAGAAACCGGATACTGCACTCGCGCCTGTAAAACTTGCTTCACTCGCGCAAATCGGCCGAAAGAATTGTTTTGTTCCTGTGCCCGTTCGATCATAATTTCTTAAAGTCTGATCCGCGTTATTCCCTTTTACATGAATGGTCCACGCACCACTCGCTGCAATTTCGGTAATAAAGTACATTCGGTCAGGTGCGTTTAGAACCAAGTTACCCGGAACTGTAAATTGATTTTGAATTTCGAGACGATTGTAATCTTGAAATGTAAAAGACTTTGAAGACATAGACTGAACTTAACCGGTAAGTTCATATCGGAAATTAAGAGAAACGTATCCTGGATTCCGATATGCGAAAAATACAAAACCGGGGTTTTGCACGTAAAAAACCCTGTAAAACCCCACATCCGATTTTTTAAAATTTTTTAATATCGGAGACGTGAACGCAAAAAACGGAAGACCCCGAGGGGTGAACTTTGAACGAAATTTAGAACGAAGAACTCGAAGTAACGAAAACCAAAAACAAAATATAGACGCGAAAGTCGTAAACGATAGACTGCAATTCCTCGCAAAATCGTTTTTTAATCAGATCAATTCTGACAAAATTGCGGGAAGAAATCCCGTATATAACTACGACCAACTCCAACAAATCCGAGACGGTGTAAAGCTCCGACCGACATGGAGAATTCCTTACCAACAATTAAGAAATTCCGCGTATGGTACTTCTCTTATTTCAGCGATTCACACAGTTCGAGTAGAGGATCTTACCAAATTCGCTCGTATTTCAAAAAAAACCGGTCTTTGGTTTCGAACCGAATTTGAAGAAGATCAGATTGACGATGAACTTAATTTCAAAATGCGAAAGTGCGGCCGTTTCTTTGAGAAAATGGGAGACTTGACCGAAGGTTGGCAGAACCGAGATCATCTAGGATCTGTTTTCGAGATGATGATTAGGGACACTCTCACACTCGATAGTATCGCGTTTTATTTGGTATATAACAGTTTTGGAAAGTTAATTGAAGTAAGGTATTTAGATCCCGCGACAATCTTTCAAGTCGATCCCCAAAAAGGATATGGAGGGGACAAAGGAATTGCGTTCGTACAAATCATTGACGACAATATTATAGAAACATTCTCTTCTTCGGAAATTCTTTGGCTTCACAAAAATCATATCTCAGACGTATCGATGCGGGGTTTTGGATTCTCTCCGCTCGAAGCGTGTATATTGGATCTAGTTGCGGTCATCAATTCCCTCAAATTCAACCGAGATACTTTCACAAGACAGCACCCGCAAGGGTTCATGTCGTTTCAAGGGGATGCAACCCAAGAAGTAATCGAATCACTTCAACTTCAATGGCAGGAGATGATTTCGGGACTCGACGATTCACACAGAATTCCGATCATCGGCACGTCCGCCGGTGAAGTGCGCTGGACTCCTCTTTCCATTCCAAACGATATGTTATTCAAAGAACTCATGCAGTGGTGCACGAGTTTTGTTCTCATGGGTCACGGAATGGACCAGTCGGAACTTGGCCTCAGACTCATCGGATCGCAGGCAACTTTTTCGGAAGGGAACCAGGTTGAAAAAAGTAAGCTTTCTATGACCCGCGCTAACCTTTCTCTTTTAACATACTTCGAGTTTTCGTTTAACCGAGTGCGCGAGTTTAGAGAAGATGATTTCGCGGGGATCGTTTGCGAATTCTCGGGAAAAAATCCGGAAGACGAAAAAGAAAAGTTAGCAAAAAACAAAGAAGAAGTGACGAATTGGAAACTGGTCGATGAAATTCGAATCGAACAGGACAAACCGACTGTTGCTGAAACTCTCGCTGAACTGTATGGAGTCAAGGAAGAAGATTACAAAATGGCGGGTGCCGTGATTCTAAATCCGATTTTTCAACAGAATCTCCAGCTTCTACAAAACAGAATCGAAAACTCTGAAAATGATTCTAATTCAGAATATCCTAAAATGGGATATTCTGAAAATGAGGAAGAAATGGAAACCGAAGAGGATTTAGATGAGGATCTTCTTTTTTAGAAAAGGTTTAGTTTTGCATTGGCGTTTCGCATTACACCGCCTATTGAATTAAAATAGCCATTGACCCAAATGGAATCAGGACCGCATGGAGAAAAATTGTAGATGGAAGCATTGAGACCTCCTAGACCGCCTGGAGGGTACCAAGAAAGAACGTTTAGAGAATTTGAGTCCAAAGCGGCAATTCCATTCCTTGCTTGACCGCCTACGGAATCAAACCAACCGCCGATATAGAGGGACGAATTTTTTAAAACGAAACTTTTGTATGCGGTTGGGCTTGAAAATCCACCGTTTGGATAGTTAGACAGGAGACTTCCTGTCGTAGCATCTAAAACGGCAAAACCGCTTCTAGTTTGACCTGCGACGCTCGAAAATTCCCCACCAATAAAAAGTTTTGATCCGGATTGTGCAAGACAACTGATATAGGGTACGGAAGTGCTAGAACTTAAAAAAGAAGGAGGAGTAAAAGACAAAACCTCCCCAGTAGTTGCGTCAACGGCGGCAAGTCTTGCTTTACTAAGTCCGCCAATTTTTTGAAAACTTCCGCCGACATAAAGAGTATTACCGTCTTCAGACAAAAAAAGTTTCTTGGGGTAACCAGTTGTTGCGCCGCTTGCCGGATACCAAGGTAAAACACTCGCATTCGAAAGATCCAGAGCCGCAATCCTTGCCCTTTGTACCCCGCTTATGCTTGTAAAGCTTCCACCGACATAAAGGGTATTTCCTTTTTGACAAAATGTATAGAGCGTAAAGCCCGTACTTGTAAGACCGCCACTTGGATACCAGGAAAGAACACTTGCATTAGACGGATCAATGGCCGCTATACCATTTCGTGAAATACCTCCTAGGGAAGAAAACGCCCCTCCGACTAGAAGCATCGAGCCAGTATAATGAAACGTGGAAACAAAGTTGATTCCCCCGACTCCACTTCCTTGAAAAAAGGGCAGAAGGTTGCCGGTAGAAGAATCAATCGCTGCGATACCGTTACGAGCAACTCCACCGATGGATGTAAAATCACCCCCAAGAAAAATTGTATTTCCAACTTGGATCGCTGAGTAAATAGCCCCCGATGAATTTAAAGCTCCGATAGAAATCGGATCTACATACGGTTTCAAACTTTCTTTTTGGAAATGCGCAAACGGTAAAAACATTCATTAACCCATATTCAAAACACCCGAAGCAAAAATTTGACCCACTTTTATAAAAGAATAGAAGTCTTTTCTTCCGGATATTGAAGTTGGCGTCGGAATAATCGCGCCTGGCCAGAGAAACGTTCCTCCAGACCAGGTAATCGAATAAGGAGAACCAGTAGATTCAAAAACCACGTTTACTACTTCGTTTTCAGTCATATTAGAAAACGTGATCGTAGCGTTTCCGCCTGTGATTCGAAATAGATTCGAGGTAGAGCAGTCAAGTGTTCTATTTCCCGCTGAAAATAGATTTGTAAGAGGAGAAGATTGCCTGACATAATCGAATAACGTCTTCATTCCCGGAAGAGAAAAAAGACTACCGAGTGAGGCCGGTTTAAATCCTCCTTGCGAGCTTGAATCAAAGATTAGAATCTCATTATTAAGTCCGGGGGAAACCGAAATGAAATTTCCCGAAGCGTCGCGTGTTACAAGTTGTCCTTTGGAGATTAATGTTTTTTCAAAATTGGATGGAGGTCTTTGATCGGATAAAAGAAGGCCGTCCGGACCGAGACTGGCAACGCCTAAAGGCACGCCTTTTTCGTTAGAGTTTAATTTGGTTAAAATTTGAGATTGCAAGTAAGAATCTGCGGTATTTCTCATAGAAATTTCTTCAAGAAGTTTTAAGTCTACGTACTGACGGATTTGATTGTCCTTTAAATAATCGTTTTTGAAACTTTTCATTTGTATTCCACCCGAAAACGAACATTCCGGTTTTGGAATATGGAACTTCCTGAAAATTGAACGGAAACAAAACCTTGATTGTCGTATTTCGAGGTTGCGGTCACGCCCGAAGTGGGAAGAGAATACCAAGCGTTTGACCCATCGGATACAAACGCAAAACAAGAAAGAATATTTGCACCAAGCCCCGTATCAACCTGACAAAGACCACTTGCGCTCGTCGTTCCTTCAAAATATGCGTTTTTGATTGCGGTTCCGGAAGGTGCGAACCCGCTTCCAAAAAGAAAAACCCCGACGTTTGAAATCATTTGAAAGATTGTAATTTGAATCTGTTCGATGTACTGTTTTACCGCGTTTGCCGAAGGTGCGAGGGAGGTTTCTAAAAAACTGGGTGAATTCGTAACGAATCCACTGGAAGGTGCTACGTTGTTGTAGGATTTTGAAGAAAGAAAATACCAAGAAGTTTTTTCAATCGAATAACAGAGTTCCCAAGATCCACCGTCAAGATCCAGTTGCCAGTCTTCAGTTAGATCTTCTATTTTTTGACCGTTACGAAGAATTGTTATCGGATTAGTTCCGGCAAAATTGGAAATATCTAATATCCCTACAACCTCGTTGTCATTTGGGTTTAGAGGAAGTGAAATGGAGAAACCGCCGCCTGAAACGTTACAAAGAACCCTTTCGTATTTAATCGCGGTATAGTCTGCGGTTTTTACAGATGAGTTTTTTAAAGATCCGTAGTTCGTTTTCCAAGATCCGTCTCCGGAGAGAAATTTTTCTCTATCTCCAGTTGCCGGACCAGGAACAAGTCCTTTTACTCCGTTTGATTGAAACGTCGCGCCCACAAATTCGGAATTTAATGCAAGTTCTCCGGATTTATCGGGAAGAATGTAATCTCTGATAGATGTGGCAACAGAGCGCAAAACGCTTTTGTTTCCTTGCGAAGAAACAAGTTCTATCCCGAAATTCTCACTGACTCCCGCGTATCCGTTGGAAGAATTTTTTTCAGACCTTAACTGGTATTGAGGATGGTCGTTCAGAGTAAGACCGATCAGTTCCGAGTGAAGAGAAGTTCTTGCTTTTGTTTTTAACCATCTTCCGGGAAAGCTAGCGGTAATATCATCCGGAAGAATGACTCGGGAAGAGTCTAACGTGTCTGGAACCGGTAAAAGGGAATCCGCATCAAATTGATAGAGTGTAAGTTCGTTTTCAACTTCCCTGATTTGTTTGTCTTTTCTTTCGCTTGCGGGAACCGCTTTAAGTTCTGTGAGATTTTGAACAGGTGTGTTCCAGTTTGAAAGTACCTCACTACGGATCCACGATAGATTTACGGCGTCATCGCCTGAGATCGGAGCCGCCACTTTTAGATTCGCAAGAGATGAGTCGTCAATGGAACGAACCTCAAATCCTTCCGGAGTACTTTTCAAAACAAGTCCGCCTTTTCCAAAGCGAACCCAATTTGAAACTCCTCTTTGTAAAAAATTAAAAACCGGATTCATTATCCGAGATATACTTCAATCAAAATCTGATTCGTATCGTAGGTTGTCGCGACTCTTAAAGAATTGATTCCTCCTGACCACGCGACAAATCCTAAAGACGTCGGGTGATCATGATTTGAACCGTTGATTCGAACGGTAATCGGAGCGGGATCGTCTTTTTTAACACCGATTGCAGTATCATCCGAGAGATATTTCGCTAGGATCAAAACATACTTAAACGTGATTCCGCTTGGAATTGGAATTGTGACCAGGTTATCGGATTGCCTAATTGCTTTTGTAAGTTTTTGAGGTTGTTGGACTTGGAACTCGGATGCGATTTCCTCCACTTCTCGTTCGATTGAAATTCCATTTCTTTGGAACAATTTAAAAAGAATTCTGTGAATTTCCATTCCTCTAAAATAATGAGAAATGAAAAATCGGAAGTGTTATCTAGGTCTTACAAGTAGTCCGGCGGGGGAAGAAAGAGAAGCAAGTTTGCCAATTCCATCAATAAGGAGACCGGCATACTCACACATTTTTTCAATTCCCGTAACGATTCCCGTAATCGAAGTTGATACGACGGGAAGTAAAGTTTTCTCTATACTCTGAACTGTGTTCGTAAGTTTGAGCATAGCACCTTTGTTCTCTTCGAAGAGTTTCAGCATCGCGTTATTTAATTCGTATCCGATCTTGGCCGCTTCCTCTCCGGTTTTCGATGCAAACGTTTCTTTTTTTAAATTATCAAGTTCAAGGCCTTTATTGTATCCCGCATGTATGGAAGAATTGTCGTTTGAAAAAGCTCCGTATCCGAATTTTAAAGACGACATTTCCGAAAAACTTCCACCGTTCATTTTCGAAATAATCCCACGCGTATTTGCATCCATTCCTGTCAGCGCAGACGACATATACTTTCCCGGATTAGATTCGGATTCTCGGATCGCTTTAAATACGTCACCCCCGTTTGCGCTTAGTGCGTTTGCCATGGAAAGGGAACCGAATATTCCGCCCCCAAACGCGCCGCTTCTTCCCTGTCCTGAAAGTTCTTCCGCTAAAGACATCTTCCGGTTCGGGTCCATATTCGTTCCGTCGGTTCGATTCATCCCCGCCGCGAACTTTGAAAAATCGGTTACGTCTCCGGAGAATCCTTTTCCCCTTAATGTCTCCGATATATTTGAAAGTTTTGATATGTATTCGGCTTGCCTGAGATTCGAAAATCCGGTCGCGCTTGCACCCCCTCGTAAAAAACCAAGATCCGCGTGTTTGTTATCTTTCCTGATCGTTTCCAGTTCTTTAACTACTTCTCCAATTCCTTTTCCTTGCGACGCGGCAAACTTCATAGTTTCGGAATCGATCTGGTTTCCTTTACCAAAAATCGATGATCCCGTTACGCGGCCTTTCATAACGTTTGCCTGCGCGAGTTCTGAGTTTGAAAAATATCCGCTTCCACCTCCGACATATCCACCGGTTGCGCCAATCGTTGCGCTTTGCGATTGCATAGCGGCGTGATATTGTTCCCCGATTGCAGAGATTGTTTTTAAAATTCCACCGGCAACCGCAAACGCTGCGCCTGCAATGGAGATCGCCATTCCCATCGCGGTAAGGCCATTTGCTTTTGCATCGGCGCCCGAGTTCCCTCCCCCGCTCCCGCCGGAAGCAGGTCCGGAACTCGAACCTAAAAGACCTTTGTCAAAATTTGCATGTTGAATTTTAAGTTCCGCTTTTTGAATTTGAAACTGCTTTGCACTGGTTGGGTTTGAAAGCGGAGAAGAAGAGTTTTCGTTTTCTTCCTCTGACTCATCCTTCTTTTTTTTCTTCTTCTTTGAGAAAAGATCTTTGGCGGCGGAAAATTTTTTGTCGAGTGTGTTATAGAAACCGCCGTGTTGGGTTTCGTCAAGGTCGGAACCGTCCGCGCCGACTTTTGTAGCCCAAGCACTCCCGCCGTGATACTTCGAGGCTGACTCTTTTGTATGCTTCCATCCTTTTTTAAAAGATGATTTGAGTTTTTTCCCAGAACCAAAGTTCCAACTTTTGGAATCAAAAAAAGAAAATCCTTTCTTTGCTTTTTTCGCTACTCGTTCGTATTCTTTTTCTACGCCTTTGAAATCGGGCGTTGCGTGGACTGTTATTTCAAGAGATTCGGAAGACATTTAGATTCTTAGTTCTTTCTCAATTCTTTCTAAAATTTCTCTCTTTTTAATCTCGCCTTGATTCTGAATCTGTTCTTTCGAGAACCCTGCCTCTTCCGCGAGGATACTCGCCATTTGCGAACTGATTGATTCGAGAAATTCGCTCGGGTTCATTTTCTCGACTTGAATTTTCTCGGAAAGAAGACGTGTCCGTTTCAGATAACTCTCTAGGTCGATTCTGGCTATCGCTTCGATTAGGAATGTTTTCTGTTCTGGAAACAGATTCCCGAGGTGCGTGATTCCTTTCGGAAGAATTTGAAACTCTTTTATGAGAATGAAATCGATTAGGTTTCTCTCGTCTAAAATCGCTTCGGTGAGTGTCCCGATTTTTTTTTAACTCCGTATGAAACCGGTTCTCTTGATTTTTGTATTCGTTAAAGAGTCTTACAACGAACTCTTTGTCTCGTATCTCTTCAAACGAGTTTATCCTCGGGAATCCTTCCGGGAATTCTTTGATTACGTGACCAAGTGTCGCGGTTGCAAGGATGTATCCGTAAACCGAGTTTGGAATTGATTCAAGAGATGCGCCATTCAGTCGTTTTGCGACTGCGATTTCTATATCGAGTTCGGTGGAAGGATCTGCGATTTCTGCTTGGAAAGAATACTTTTCGTTTTCAAATTTCGCGTGGAGTGTAACCCGCTTCTCGGGTTCTAAAATTCTCATTCACAGAGAATCCTCGACGTCGGGCTATCGGAAAAGGTTTGGAGTTTGAAAATATTCTATTTTGGGATTTACGTCTTAAAAAAGCAGAAAAAAAGAAATCGCGGGAAACTTGGACATAATTTGTAAGGTAAAAAATATGCAATTTCGAGTAATTTCTCACTTGCAGGCGTGGGACTGGCATATAATTATTATACAGTCACCAGCTAATTATTAGCTAGTTTAGCGTATCGATTTTATCATGAACACCGAGTACAAAATTCAACCAATCGAAGCAAACTTTTTGGTCGTTAAGATGGACGAGAAAGAATATCCCCTGCCCGTCCTTGTTTACAAAGTTGAAAACGAAAACTATGTATATGCAGAAATCTTAAATTACAGTATTTTAGGCTATGGAAATTCAATCCAAGAAGCGAAAGAAGATATAGTAAATCTAATTGATTTGTATCTGCATGATTCTAAAAATTCAGACAAACCTTCCTCAATCATTCAATCCGAAACAGAAAAACGGCAAATCTTCCTATCCTTAATTGATATTAAAATGTGGGATTTCTTTTTTAATCTGAACACTCCAAAGCAAGAAGACATCAAAGGTCAACTTGAATCACATTTTGCGATCGCTTCCTAAGAATGCGACTGAGCGAACTTTCGAAAATCCTGCTTTCTCTCGGGTGCGTATTAAAACCGGATACAAGAGAATATTTAATAGCGCCTGGAAGTAAAAAAATTGTCTTCCTATTTAAAAGGATGTTAGATACAGGTCACGAAGTGAAATGTACTATCTCATTTTACCGAGAAGAAGATCCAGAAGTCCCACCAATTTGCAATTAACGATTCAAAATGCACTACTTCTTACTAAAGACTGGAAAGTAAAATAGAAGCATCTAGTTAAACGCTTCCATCGAAAAGTTACTTGTTTGCCTTCGCATCTTACCTGCAGAAATATGCGCTTTTCGGGTTTTAGAATTCTCATTCCGTGATTGTGAATGACCGGAAATCTATCGGAAATGTTAAAATCTATAGAAATTTAAAGAAAAATTTAGATTTTTTAATTATACGTGAATTTTGGACATAATTTTGGGTGTGTAAAATAATTCAAAGGTGTATTTTTTAGCACTTGATCGAGATCAATAGTCGAAGTATTGTAAACTTGAAATTGTTAAATTCGGTAAAAATGCCGAGTGAATCAGTAGGAAAGTAAATCAGAGTTTTTATGAACCCTTTCGATGAAATCATTCCAATTAAAGCCATTTCTTTAATGAGTAAGATTACCCCCTCATTGAATTTTCCAGTTTTGCTGTATAAAATAAAAGGCGATGAGAATGATCTATTTTACGCAGAGCTATTAGAATTTAGCCAAATTGGAGCCGGGCGTACAGAAGAGGAAGCCGCTGAAGATTTAATTGAAAGTTTTATTTGGTATCTAAAAGAAGCGAATAGTAATGTTGAAAAAACAATGGTTGTACCATCTCCCAGAGAAAAAATGGAACTTTATAATGAGCTTCAATTAAGAAATCATCACCCTGCTGTCAGTTTTAGCGACTCTCCTTATCGCAACGATATTCCTAAATTAAATAAATCTAATTTAGTGTTAGCATAACTTATTTTTAATGGTCTTAGAGAACTATAAAAGATTTTCTGAGATATTAAATAGATTATTGCATTTTGCTTGCGAAGTCAACCCTCATCCGCCATTAAAGATAGAAGGGAATAAACCGGTCAAAGTAAGAATGAAAAGGACAAATGAAAAAGGTTTTGTTTATCCTTTTTCTATGAACTATTACAATCCTGACCCAAAATTTACAATAAGCCAATTGGTTTCATTAGGCAATACACTTGGATTACCTGAAAAATGGTGGGAGGAATAAACGCGTCTAATTAAACGCTTCCATCGGTTCCCAATCCACTAACTCAAATTCAAGTTCACGCGCGGACATCTCGTTATTCGCAAGACTAAATCCTTCGGTATTCACCGCACCGATTAATAACCCGATTCTTTTTCCGGATCTTTTGTCGATTACGAGAATATCGTACAAGTCGTCTGCGTGTTCATCGCTATACGTATCAATCTTTACAACACCCTCTTGAGAAGTCGTAAGTATATGGAATTCGCCGCTTGCAGTTCCTTGCCAGTCGAGTGACTTGAGTCCTTTTGGTTTTCTTACTCCTAACGCTTGGATTCTTTCGACGTGGTTGTTTATATTCACCCGTAGCGACTTCATAAAACCAACCGCTTGGCCGTTAATTTTTACAATCGCGTCGTTACCGGTTAAGATGTTTGGATTCGGTCTTGAACTTTTCGCCAAGTGTTAGTTCCCCCTACTAACGCCGCGAACGACGTCCAATTGCAGGAGGAAAAACATGAAGTTAATCGGGGTAACGATTGTACCGTTTGGGAAGGCGAAATAGATAACGTCTCCGTCGCGGCGTATGTCAAAATTTTCATCAAAAGCGTCCTCACCGGTATAAATGTTCCGGGTGAGCCAACCGTATTGAGAAATATATACATTACGAAACCGTTGTGTAACGGCGGTTCGTATGTCTGCGTCTGTTAGGTTTGTGCCGAGTGCGTTCGGATCGGTTGGAACCTCGCCTGTGAAAGTTACGTTAAGCCACTCTCTAAAATCTTTTACTAAAGCGAGTGCGGTACAAACCGTTGAAGCCTGATTCTTAATTAGGTTTTCAGTTTGGTAACTCGTGATTGCGAATTCGATTTTGAAAGGACCGTTGTTCGGTTTTCTTGTAACGACAAGACCACCTGCGCGGAGAACTTTTTTAATTTGAGTTTTAGTTAAAATTTCCGGCGCATCGACGATGTTTAGATCTTTGTAAGTCGCGGTTTCTCGAACGTTACCGGATGCTTTGATCGCGTTGTGAAGAACCGCAAGCATCCAGCCCGGATATGTTTTTAAAGTTACTCGGTCGGCTTGGTATCTCGTAAGGGGAGAAAAACCGAGAACCATATACTCGGAGTTCGTCGATTTTATATCATCGATTCTTTGATCGATTGAACGCGAGAGATCAAGTCCCGCGCCGCCGAATCTTTCGTCAGAACCTTCGGGAGAATTACCAACAGCGAGTTTATCCGCAAGATAGAGTCTTACGGTTTCTAGTGACGTGCAGACATTTACATAGAATCCTTTAACGAGTTCTGTATCAAAAACAGTATCAATCGCATTTAGATAGTCGGTTGCGGTTGCAGGCGCAGAAGTCCCGCCGGCGAGATATGAAAAAGATGCCATATCCGTGCAGGGTTTTCTTTCTGTTCCCGCTTCAATTTCTGCGAGCCCGTTTGTAAGAAAAAACGCCTCCTGCCAATAGAGAAGAGATCGTAACGTATATGGACCTGTCTTTATATCAATCGCGTCGGAAGATGAAATGAAATCTAGAGTCTTTGTTTTTCGATCCGGTTGGGATAATAATACCGCGGAATACCCGGGACGTGAGTTGATAAATCCTACGAGTTCCGAAATTGTCTCGTAATCTTTCACTAAAACGGATAAATCCGCACTTCCGTCTGTTGCAGGTGTGCCGGACAGTATAACTCTGAAATTTATACCGTCGTACGTCAAACTTGCAATACTAGCGTTTCCGGTATAAGAAATTCGAAACTCATTCGCTTCGATCGGAGCTGAGTTTACGATTCCGTCTTTGTCCCCGATTTGAATTACGGTTCCGTTGTTTGTGATTCGAAACCGGATTTGATTTCCACGAGGTCCGGGGATTTGCGCTTTGATCGTATTCAAAATTCCTGATGTAATAGAGGGTATGGAAACGGATGCGGATAAGTTTTTAGAAACATTTAACGCTTTGATCGTTTGAGGACCATTCGCAAACCGGGAATCTTTCGAAGGAGAAAATGCGTTGATTACCGCATCCGCCAACTCACCCGATCCGAGAATAGACCTTGCTTCGTCGGCACTCGTAAATTCCAAGATCCGTTTTGAGTTTGGAAGATTTGTATCGTTTGAAAAAAATCCGTTATCTGCCGAACCGATTAAAACTAACGTTGTGAAGTCTTGACTGATTCCGCTAGGCTGCGGTTTGGTTCGAAATGCTCCGCGCGAACCCGGTTGGATGTATCCGCGACCGAGGAATTCAACTTCACGCGCGCCCAAAAACGGACTCCCAAACCTGCTCGTAAGTGCGGTTTGAAATTCCGTTTAGTTCTCGATAGAAAAATTCTCGAAACCGGGCAGTGATCGGTCTTCTGAGGACTTTTTCTTTCCGTAAAAGAAACTCCTCCGGAGTTTCTTTTCGTTGTGTTGAAAGATTTTTTGGATCTTTACCTTTCAAATTCAGTTCTTGTTCCAAGTTTTGGATCCTCGAAGCCAAACTTTGTTCGACTTCGCGACAAACTTACATCGAAACTTTTAATATCGGGAAAAAGAAAATCCGGTTTTGTTCTAAAAATCGATTTGGTTTGAACGATACGAACCCTAATCTCAAAACCCCAGAAGGGTTCTGCGAAATCCGTCGTTGTTAAGTTTGGTTCAGAATCTTCGGGAAGAAAAACGCTTATCCCCGGATGCAAAATTGGAAGATCGTTTGAAAGAAGTAAAGTAACTGCGAGTGACGAATCATAAAGAAACCGATTTGTCGTTCTTCCCGCGTTTCCGGTAACAAAACCCGTGATAACGACGTCGCTTTCGCAGGTAAATTGAAACTGCTGAATGTGTTTTTGTCTTGAGAAAGAATCTAAGAATGCTTTCGACGGAAGCCTTTTTGATTCCGGAAGTTCCGCAATCGATTCTAAATATTCCAAAAAGGAATTTGAGTTTTGAAAGTGATGTTCATTCAGACCTAAAAATTGAGTGTGTTTTTCAGTCGCGCACTCGATTCCAATTTTCGGGAACTTCGTATTTGATCCTTTTGTAGAAATACCCTGCTGGTAAAGTGGGTGACCGTGTTCAATGGGAACCGAGATATTTCTTTCATCAAGTCCGAGAAGCGGAAGGCAATTCTTAAAATAATCGACCACCGCGTCTTCGGGAGGTGCGGGATACGTAAAAAGAACAGCCCCTTTGTCGCGTCCGTCTTGGCGTCGTAAGTCTTCTTTGCGGAGTGAAATGTCCATTCGCGAAGTTTAATATTTTTTTTTAAAAATCGGTGAATTTTTGATTCCCAAACGAAGTTTAAAAAAGAGGATTTTTTCTTTTCTTAAATCATTTTCTATTCTTTTTAGACAATAGCTCCCTTATCAAATCCTTCGTGTCCATAGCAACTGCGCTTTTTAGTTGTTTCGATTTTAACGCGCGCTTTACGTCTTCTTTGACTCCACTAAAAACTTTCTGCGCGGGAATTGCGGGTTGAAAAAAATCCCGACTGAACTGGTTTACAACGACGAACTTTACAAAAGATCTTTGAACGTGACCATTTTTGTACACCTGTTCCCGTGCAAAAACGTTTCCTTTACCGGTCATTCCAGGGTCTTGCCTGTATTTGTACCGATTCCTTGTAACAACATCCCCATGAGCATTCTGTTCTTTGTAAGTTCCGGTTTTTATAAGGACCGAGTTGATTTCATTGTGTTGCGGCGATACAGGAGTGCCGTTTTCGTTTTTGAAAATCGGAACAACAACATAAGGACCATGTGGACCCATCCGCGCTCGACTTCCGCCAAGAAGTGCAGGACGCATATCATACCGACCGCGACCGTTCTCGATAACTTTCATGTAATTGTATTTACCTTGATTCGGATGAAAAACTTGATACCCGCCGGGAATTTTTTTGATTAAAATTCCCCCTCCTCCACCGGCACGATTGGACATAGCCATCCTGCCCCACCATGCAGGTTTAGCAGAAAGAACGTTATGACTCCAGGAACTTTTGGCAGCGACCGCGATTTTATTAAGGAGTTGTTTTGTTCTTGGAAACTTGCCTTTTTCGTAAAGTGATTCGTAAGAGGACATTTAAAAAAAGGGTGCTTTTACGCACCCCAAAAGAATTCAGAAACACAATTTCAAATAAACTTAAAGTCTTACCGGAACGTTTGTGAAAACTCTAAACTTTTCAGGTGCTACGTTTTGTAAGACGTGATAGCCTTCCACGATTCCATGGCGACTTCTAAACGATCCGCCCGCGCCGTATGGAAACAAAGTTTTCGTGTATGGGAGCAGCTCCGAAAGAACCAGAGTTCTGGTCGCATCACTGGAAGATTTTGAGTTAAAATCTCCGACGACCATGATTGTCGTTCCGGGTAGATTTTCGTTCAAATCTTGAATAATCGTATTTGCACCAAGGTGATTTCGATTCACTTCGGTCATGTACAAAATCAGATTCGAGTCCGGTGCTGTTTCTCGAAAAATCACGTATCTTGTTTCGGGTACACCACCGGTTTGCGGCGTTATTGTTAATTCCGCCGCGCCGCCGTTTGGAATTGAAACTTGGATTTCATTACATGCACCTGAGAATTCTCTGAGAGTTCCCGAACAAACGCGGTATTTGTAATTTCCGACGTAACTTCCCGTGAATTGAGAACCAGGAACGTTACTTATCGGATCGATTGAAACCGTTGGAGTCGTTGGCGCTTCGGTGTCGCTTGTTGCACCCTCGACCATATTTCCCGATGGGTCGCGTCGCATAGGAACGCCCCACTCGTGGCGGTCCATCCATATATCGTCGTCAAACGCAATCACGTTTCCTTTCGCGTTCGAATCCGCGATTCCATAGACGATATTTGATAGAGTGGTATTTCCAGGCGATTGGCTATTGTTCTGTAGTACAACGTTACTTCCCAATCGATCGAAACTTTGATCGTAGAGTGCCTTTGTGGCCGGGTGCATTTTTGCATAGTTCACAAGACCAAAGGCTTTTGTTCTGATCTTTGAAGAGTAATATTTGATTTGGTCAATGGGAGGAAGTGATCCTCTACAATCGTAATAATATTCATTTCCAAGAGCTTTGATTTGTGTTTCGAAACCGTCTTGTTCGTTTCGATTTAATTTTTTTCGTCCGAACCAAATTCGTCTCATTTGGTTTTCCATCGCTCTACGCAGTGCTGAGTTTGATTGTATGAGTTCCGGATCTTGTGCGTTTTGAACCGTGTCTACGACTTTGTTAAACGTAAAACCTTCCGCGGTATAGTTTACTTCGTTGTAAAGCCTTTCCATTTGAGCGTCGCGAAAACTCGGTTCGTCGGATTGCCCTATATTCGAAACTCGATACCAAGCACCGCCGTGAGACGTCTGGCGATTGTATTCGGCGAGTGTTTGCGTAATCGTTCTTCTTGGAACTTCTTTAAGAAATTTAAAGTCCTTGTCGGTTGAAACGATCGCGACTTCCACTTTATCCATCAACTGCATAGACAAAGTCGCACCCGAAGAATTGAAATCTACAAACGGACTTGCGCCGTTTTGGGCCGTGTTTGCTTGGAAACTTTTTTGAATTTCTAGGAGTTGATCTAATGAATAAGGTCCAATCATTATTTTTGAACCTCTCTAAACTCGTTTACAAATTTAGAAGCACGGTCTGAAAGTCTCCAAGTGGACTGAAAATAGGAAACGTCTTCTAAAAAACACTGACCGCATTCCATTCCCTTGATGATAAGTTGCCCAACTTTGTCTCTTTCTTCAACCGAAACATAATTTTGAGGGAGTGTGTTTGAATTGGATTTCTGCACGGTCATTACAGGTGTCTTTTCGTTTGCCGGACGATTCGAAAGTCCTGTAAAATCAGATTTTAATTTTAGAAAATCGTCTTTGAATTTCAAATTTTCTTCGGATCGATCGAGTAGGTGTTCGATCGCGGCCGCAAGGGTTTCCTGATTGGATTTTAATACCTCTAACGCGTTTTGAACGTTAAAAATAAATGAAATTTGAGCTTTTTCGATCTCTTCGCGTTCATCTTCTTTATCCTTCTTTTTGAATTGTTCTTTTTTCTTTTCCTCTTCTTCGTCTTCATCGGAACCATTTTCCGATTTTTGAATTTCGTCGGAAGTATCGTCGAAATATGCGTCTACAACGTCGGATGCGAAATTCGTCGCTGATTCTTCACTTACTCCTTGCGCAATCGCCCATTCTTTTATTTTATCCGTATCCGCAGCTATCGAACCAGCATCGAGTAATGTCGTGGCTTTTGAAGCTAAAGCTTTCAAGTCGGGTTCGTTATCGCCCGACTTCAATACATTGCTTACATTTACGCGTCTTTTAAGTCGCACTATAGCGTCCTTGAGCATTCGTTTTCCTCGTTCAACTTTAAAAAAATCATATCCGCAAGGTTTTCTAAATCCTGACCTTCAACACAGAACTCGTTTTGAAGAATCGAACGCACCCAAGCGGAACGGATCTCTTCGTCTTTTGTAATTCGATTGGCAATATCGGAGTAAATTAAATCGACGTATCGGTCTTGTGCATCCGGATCGGATTGAAAGATTTTGGAAAAAAAATCAAGACGCCTTTCGATTCGAGAGAGTCGATCTTCATCAAAGACGACTTGAGGAGTTGTGGGCAGGATTTCACTCTTTTCAAGATCCTTTAGAAATACCGCACCCTTTAGAAGTTGAACGGCAGTATCCGGATTGATTACTTCCTGGAGTGGCGCAATCGCGCATTTTTTTAGTAAAATCTTACGGATTGTTTTCCCGGAATAATCTTGAGGTCTTGCAAATCCTGAAACGGACGCACCCCAACCGTTGAAACCAGCTTGAAGTCCTTTGCAAATTTCTTCCGCGAACTTGTTCCCTGGAAAAAGACTTCCTTGGATGTATAGCCCGTCTTCTTTGATTCCAAGACTTGAGGGAAAATCATCTTTCAATCCGATCCGGTTTGGCGATCCTATGATCGCTTCTGTTTTTGCTTTTTGAAGTTCTACCAGTTTTGAACCCGTAAGGGTTCCGCTTGTTTTTAACTCCCTGATTTCTTTGTCAATATGGTCGGTAAGATGATTGTAATCAAAATAACCTTGTTGCAGAAACGCGTCACGCATTCCGCGGTCTTCATACGCGGATTTGAGAATGATTTCTCCTTGCCGGTCTTCTTTTTCCGAAGACGCTTTAACAAGAATTTTGATCGCACCGGAACGTTCTTCCGGCGAGGCCTTAAGGATATGAAATGGGTGTAAGAAAACGGTATCCGTCATAAAAGACGGAATACAATGCAAATCGTTATCGGATTTTTAGTTTTTAGAGATTACTTTTTGATAAAGTTCTTAATTGCGAAATCGCCTCTTAGAAATCTGAAAAGGTGTATAAAGTAATTTCTTTCTAAAACAGTAAATGAATATAGATCGAGGCCCAAAAGTGGGTTTATTACCTTGGGAACAATTCCTTGAATTCCGTAAACGGTAAGCCCAAACCTATCGAATTTTCCTTTCATCGTAATTCCCATGTAAAATAGATTGTACAACTTTCCTTCTTCAATGCGAAAGTTTGCTATAATGTTGTATCGGGATTTTATCATGATAATTTTAAGATTCCGAATATACGAAAACTATACTAAGACGGCCCCTAGTGGAACTCCCCGGATTCCAATACGCCTTGCCTTGTGTTTGAGATTTTATCAAGTCGGGCGAAATATTTTCATATACCCCAACCTCTTTTAAATCAATACAATTCTCATCTAAATAACACTTAGGATCAGAGTTATTTCCAATTGATAGAGTAGAATTTCCGTCAAAAACACTTTCTACTCGTATCAAATTTAGGAATACGATAGAATTGATAGGCAGGTTTTCCCCTAAATTGTATGCTCCTAAAGGACTTGAAAAATCAAGTTCAATCCGCGAAACGTTCAATTTTTTAATTGGATTGGAAGATTGTATTTCATCGTTCGAAAAAGGTCCAAGAAAGGAAGGCACGTTTAATCCTTCTCTATCGTTACAATTCTTGTATTGACTCCGGTTTGGCGAAAGGATTCCGATCCCTTAAATGAATCTTGTGGTAGCTCTTCGGCTTCTCCTCCGAGTTCATCGAGCCAATTTCTAAAATTTTTTGATTTGTTATCGGACCTGAAAAATGGTCCTTCGGACATGATTGATATAAGTTTTCCGCCGGGTTTCAACAGGCTATACGCGTGTCGTACATGGTCAATATCGGCCCCACGTTCGAATGGAGGATTCATAATGATTCGATCATATTGTTTCCCTGTATAATCTAAGAAATCATTCCCGACAACCTTATGACCTTTTTCTTTAAGAATTTCTCTCAGATCGTAATTTAGTTCTATTGTATCCGGTTCCGAGTGTTTTTTTCGAATTAAATCCGACAGGTCACCTTTCCCGGCCGAGGGTTCTAAGATGTCCATGCCCGCTTGGATGTCTGCTTCCTCTAGCATACGTTCACCAAGCGTTTTCGGAGTTGGAAAAAAACCGGGAATTTGTCGACCCACTAGCTCCGTTTCCATTTTTTTAATTTTGATTTCTTTTTCCGAAGGCGCACCGGTATATGCGTATTCTTTGATTAATTTCGTTATATGTTCGGTTGCAGAGTCAACTTCTTGAGTCGTCTTAAATCCTAATTTCAAAAGACGAAGATTTTCCGTATTGCCCGTATCATATATTTTTTTATTCTTTAAGAAAAGTTCGTATGACTTTCCTTCAATAGTTACAACTTGTTTTGAATTCGAATTCGCCGGTTTTGCATATAGATTGTTCTCAATTTTATACACAAGGTCTTTAATCTTAAAAATTCTTTCGATTTCTTTAACATCGTTTGATTTGGTTGCTGATTCTCGAGTAGGATGGTCTTTATGAAATTTGAGTGCAGCGTTATAGTCTTTTTTAGAGATAAGGCCTAACTTTTGTGCCCAATGTATGTTATGACCATACACACCATTAGACACATTGAGTTTTATATTCTCTTTCTTATCAAAAAAGGTATTATAATTAAATCCCCGTAATTCAACGTCTATATTTTGAGGTCGAGTATTCTTTCGTCCTGATACTTCAAGATAATTATTGTATCTAACAATTTTACAAAGCGTCTCTACATCAGCTTTCGACCGAATGTTTTTCAAACTTTCTGGTAGTATCGCTTCCTCTATCTCGTGCGAGATCCCTTTTAACGCCGCTTGCACCTCTCTTAAATTCTTGGCATCTTCCCTCATTGAAGAGGCAATATTTGACCTTCGATTTGTAACATTCTGTCGCGATATTCCAGGACTCTCTTTATTCTCAATCTGTGAGGTCATACCGTCGGCTAAATTTCGAAACTTCGTCGCAATTACTGTACGCGCAATTGGATTTGAATCCTCAAATTTTTTGGCTTCAATTTTCGAATTGTACGTTAAAAGCGAATTTGAAATATAATTACGAAGAACCTTTATTACGAGAAAAGGTTCTTTAACTGGGATTTTAGAGAGAGTGTCGCTGATTTGCGAAGTAATGAGTGGAGGAATCAAATTTTTGGAAAGTGATTCTCTGATTCGGTCAAGATACTCCGAGTCCTTAATCTCTAACGGAATCTCATCGAACTCCTTTACGATTTTTGCGAGTGAATTCGATTGTATTTCAATTTTCGGAGTATTTTCAACTTTATGTTCGCCGGCCGCGTTCTGGTTTCCGCGCATTGCCTCAGACCGAGATCGTTTTGTTTCTTTTACTGCCTCCGATACTATAGAGCGAGTAACTTGATTAACTATCTCGGAATTTAACGAAACGTATTTGTAGGAAAGATTTAATAGTTCATTTATTTTTTCTGATTTTCTCGAAAGTTCGTAAAATTCATTTCCGAGATTATGGTCTCCATTCTTTTCAAGAGTTCTTTTGACTTCGTTTCTAAATTCTTCGATATTTGAAATTTTATTCGGTTGAAAAACTGGCTTAATCTTTTTCGGCCCTTTGCTTGAAGGGCTTGAGGCAGGGCTGCGATTTGTTTTTATCGATTCCGAATCAAAAAGTAACGGCTGATTATCGGTTGCTGATAATTTTAAGGTGCGATTTGGCTTTTGTTTTTTCGGAGAAATTAAAAATCCAGATTTAGGAAAAATTAACTTTCGAATTCGTTTCCAGGGAGATTTCCCTGTATAAGACATTTTCTTCCAGACAGTTCCATCGTCATGATGAGAAGTATGGCCAACAAGAAACCTATGACCTTTCAAGATATGAAGTGTAAGCCTTACCGATTCTTTGACAGGAGACATCGGTAAGAATTTGGCCGGATTTTGTATATCGGGTGATAAGAAAAAATGAACTTTCTGAGAATTTCAAACGAAAGAATTTTGTTTTCGGTAACGAGGAAGGTTTGCAGAATATCGGAATTTCATAATATTAGTCCGTATGAAAGATTTAGTTTCCGCATTTTTGGAAAGATTCAAGCATCCAATTCTATATTCGGTATTGACCTCACTCGCAATTTGGAATTTCGATTTTATCTATCGTTTGGCGATCGCTCCTTTTCATATCCAAGCAATGAATCCGAATGAGATTTTAAAAGAATTCGCAGATGAGCTTAATGTAAACCGTTGGGATCGAGTATACAGTCCTATAATAAAAGGGTACTGCGTTGGAGCATTTCTACCGTCTCTTATTGACATCGTTTATTCAACAATTGTTTCGTATGCGATGAGTATCAAGGAAATGGGAGTAGACTGGGGAAAACGGAAATCGTGGAGTTTTAAAATTCAAGATTCGCGAGAAACAGCAGTTACTATTGGAGAAGCATTTGAAAATATCGAAAATTGGGTAAACGCTGGTCTACTCAAATCAGATGCAAAAATTTATTTGTTTCGAACTATTCATCATTTTCAAATAGGTCGTGTGGTAAAATTTATTTCATTTGAAAAAGCCATAAAATATACTTCGGATCAAGAATCTTATATGGGAATTGTTTTTAAAAATCTTCCCAATAATTTTGTGTTGGTCTTGGTGTCCGGCTCTGTTACAGATCCGGACATTCTTTTACCCTTTGAAAAATTTCAAGATCAATTCGATTTTTTAAAAATTTCAAATAATGGATTTTTACAACCAATTGAAAAATTTGAGCAAGAGAAATATCAAAATGCTTATGCAATTTTAAATAAAAACCAAAAAACTGGGTTATTAGAAAGTATTAAAATAATAAAACCAAGTCGCGATATCGCACCATATAGTCGTATTAAATTTAGGTTATTCGGAGATGCTTCAAGTTAAAATAAAATCGATTGAATTACGACTTTCTACAAGATCGTTCCCTTGATTCTATTTTTCAATTTTTCGAATAAGTCCTTTTCATCCTCCCATACGATATGGTTGTACTGTCTCGTATCGAAATGAACTTTCTCAATTTCGTCCACTTTACAACTCCAAATAACCGGAATTCCTAAGCCCATAGTGTAACCGGCTTCGAAATATACCCCATTTCTCTGCCCCGTCACGTCGGCGATTAGGAAATGACTGCGTTTAATCTCATAAAGGATTTCACCGGATATTTCTTTGTTATGTTCTTTATTACTGATTTTGAATCCAATAAAATCATACTCGCTACACGCTTTTTGAATTTCTTCAAAAGCGGCATTCATTTTCGGATCGAACCACATGGCTACAAAGACTTGTTTCGAGTTCTTTGGTTTTTCGCTCTCTTCAATTTCTATCCAACCTTTTTCTTCGATTAAAACTCCACTTCCAGTATATACATGATTTCCTGTACCCAATTTAAATCCGTGATCGATAAGATTTTTGTTTTTTAAAACATTTAAAATGTAGACCAGCTCTGATTCATCTTTTGCGAAAAAATCGTAGTATTCCCCTAATTCGGATATAGGTTTTCCGTATCCAGAATTCATTCGATATAGGTTCAATAACGAACGTTGCAGTATTTCTGAAATGTTTTTTGGAAAATGGTTGAGTATTTTTTCAAAAATTACACATTCATATTTTGGATATTTAATAAAAGAGCTTTTTTCTCTATCTAAACATATCAATATATTCTTACCTTTTAAGCGGATCTCTCTCAACACTGAAAGATACTTGTAATGCAGTTCAGTCGGCAATGATTCTATCTTGTCTCTCACTTTTTCAGTTAGCAACAATTCACCAAAATCATTATGCTTTAGTTTAAAAAGCGATTGATCTTCATAGGAAATTCCGACTTGTGGTTCCCACTCGATGCCAAGTGGGTTACTATTTACTGTAAATATCATATATGGTTATATTTTAATCTACGAAAATTGTTGGATTCTGCCCTACTCCTCCACGTAACTCGAAGCCGAAGGACCCCACTTGAAAGACACTTGCGTATTTGCTTTTAATTGCCCTTCGCCGAATTCGTCCACAACGTCCGTAATATACCCGAAGGTCGAAATCTCATCTTCGGGAAATGGATACTCTTTTCTTGGAGTCGTCGTTAGCTGAAACGGCATACCGGGTCGGATCGGAATAAACGGAAGATCAAAAGATCCGTTTGCAATTTTTAATTCTTCCAAATTGCAAAAAATGGAAAATAGCATATCTCTGATTCTTGAAAGTTCACCCTTGTAATTTTCTTTTTTCCCGGAACTTAAATTCTCTTCTTTGAATACAAGACCGGGGATCTTTACATGCAAAAGCCGCGGGCCGAAAATCGATCTGATTTTGTCCTCGTATTTCGGTTCGGAAAGCACAGTTCCAAAAGTTTGAAATGTGTTTTGGATAACATGGACCCCTGAAACAACCCCTTCTTCTGATTCTTCAATTTTGAAATTTTTTAGATCGTCTAAAAGAAACACATAACCCTGATCGATACCGGCGGATCTTAGATCCCGATATTTACCGTCTTTCGAAAAAAAATAAAACGGAGTAGGACGAAAGACAACTTTGGATTCGTATCTGCCGACTTCGTATTCTTCAATCTTGCTTGATCCGATTTCACCGAAGGAAACGCCTTTTCCGAAGTGATCTTCAATTTCAAAAGATTCTAACGGATCGACAAAGAGTTCATAGAGCGGTTCACAGAGATAGGAACGAAGAATTTCCCAAAAATTCACATACTGACCGATTGAAAATGAACTAAGAACTTGGGATTCATAAACGAAGTGTTCCGTGTATGCTTTTTTGGGAGGAAGAAAAGTGAGAAGTGCATCCGGATCTTTTTGATCCGTCGGACAAAGAATCTTTTTGTCTGAATACCGCGGAACATTCAAAAGTTTACAAAAAAATTCGTCCCAAAAGTTCTCTAAAAGGTCCGAGAGTTGACCCTGCAAAAAAACCTTTACTGCGCTTGTGATAACACCGGCGTAGGATTCCTGTGTCCTTGATTGCGGTTCCCCCTCCCCTCTTTGGAAGTCTATAAAAAAGTCGGTTTCGGAAAGTAAAGTTTCAATCGCTGAGATATTCACCGAAACAAAACTTTTTCCGTCGGGTGAATACTCTCTTCCTGCGTTCTTTACTTTTCCTGCGTTTAGTTTTTTGAAACGCACTTCTTTTGAACCATTGGATGAGTTGTCATAAAAAAGAAAGACGATACTGCGGACTCGGAAAATATCTTTAAACCGCAAGGACTGTCCTTCTTTAATTTGTGTGAGTGGAAGAGGGTCTGATTCACCGACTTGTACAAGATATTCTTCCTTGTATGGAATCGTTAGAGAGATTCCGCCTCTTCCGGGTGTAAGAGACCGGTGTGACCGGATACTTGAAACGTATTCCACAGGGAAAAAGAGATTCTTTGAAGAACCCGGAAGCCTGATTTCAAGCGCGAGTCGTTTCGGTGGAACTGAAATGTCCGTTCGTTTCGAAATCGAAAGAACTTCGTCGGTGGATTGTAAGTCAGGCACAACGAGAAGAATGAATGAGAATCTTTAAATCGGCGGACCAGATTTTGTTGGTGCTTGGGGTCCGGGGTTATAGGTATGTCCGTGGTCGTTGTATTCGCTCCCTGAAGAGACAAGACCTTCGTCAGATTCAATTTTGCCGGTCGCTTTGATTTTTCCCGTTTGATTTGTATCGCCCTGGATTTCTAGATCCCCGGTGATCTTTGTTTTTCCTTTGATTTCAACCTCGGATTCAATTTCGAGTTTTTGAAGCAGGAACTTTCCTTTTCCGTTTTGGAAATCCAATTCGAAAACGATTCTTTGAGACGGATCGTAGACTTCTAGTTTATTCGTGGTTTGTCTAATCGCGTAACCTGATTCGTGAAAGTCGATGATGTCGGATTCAAAATTGAAGTCAGATATTTTCTCCCAAAAAGATGAAAGATTTGAAAGATCCGGATCTTTTGTCGGAAAGGAAAATACTTGGGAAATAACGGGACTTCTGTAGGAACCTCCTATAAACTCTAAAAGGACTAACGCATCTTTTTTTAAACCAAATGCGCGGCCATGCGCGTTACCGGAAGAAAAAAGAACCGGTCCATGAGTTCGAACTTTTTTAAAAATTTCTCCGTGGGTCGTAATTACGTCGGCTCTAAATCTTGGAAGAACTTCCAAAACTCGCGCAAAAATAGGAGGTGTGTTTCTAGAATCCGGAGACTGCGGCCTTTCTTCCCATTCAAAAGAATCGTTTGAGAAAGAATTTCTCATACGGAAATGATTAGGCTCCCGCCGGAAACAGACTCAACTTTGAAACTTAAATAAAGACCATCGGCTTCCTGGATAACGCCTAAGAATTTTGTACTCTTCACGCGAGAATTGCTTTTGAACTGATTTAAGAAATCTTGAATGTGTTGGTTTTTTACAATCTCATCGGAATGAATTCCTAATGGAATCGGATTTCCTAAATTCAAATCTTGCAAAAGTGATCCTTTCGGAATGTCTACAAGGTCTAAAAGTTCATGAATGAGAGTTTCGTCTCCTTCGGTGATTGCCAAGTCTCCGGTTGGAGAAACTTCAATCCCTCGGTTTGCGTTCAAACGAATATCACAACCAAGTAGTGCAATTTCTAAGTCTCTCGGACTTGGGTCTTCAGGTAAGGTCGTAAAAACGTTTGTATGGGTTCCGAATGGAATTCGGATTGCACGCTTTAAAGGAAGAGAACTGTCCCTTACGTTATTGAATTTTGCAAGAGCCTGCCCAAGTTTTAAATCCCCTAAAAATTGACCCGCGATATTTTCCCAAGTCGCACCTGGTCCTGGAACAAGAATCGAAAATTCATTGTCGCTCGATGCGACGTTAAGCGCCGCTTTTGTTTCTATTAAAATTTCGTTTGCGGTGAATGCGAGTTTGTAAACGTCGTTGTCGATCCAAACACTTAAATCCGCATTTGGTTGTAAACTCATTGCTTCAATAGAACCGGAATCATCGACTGCAATCAAAACTTGCGAGATTAAAGAAATGAGTGCTTGGCACTCGGTTACGGAGCTGTCAAGATTCTGCCTAAACTCCGCTTCGACCGACCGCGCCTTTTTATTAGCCTGATCGATCTTTTCAGAAATCTCTTCCGCGTGAAAACCTCTTCTTTTTTGTCCGAGTCCTAAATCTTCTTTAGCGCTCTCAAACGTTTTACGAGCAAGTTTACCTTGTGCGTTAAACTGACTCTCCATTCTCTCCCAAGAGGTAGAAAGACGTTTCACTCCCGAAGAAAATACTTTCAGTCCCGAGGCGACGCCTAATAGAGATCCTGATAGTTGAAGAGGAAGGTTTACTAAATTTTCAAGTTCGTTTACAAGACCTGCAATCGTCCTAAATGGATTAAATCCAGAGCGAACTAGTTTTCCGGTGATTCGAGATTCCAGTTCTTTTACGACTAAAAGATTTAAAGAATATTTGTACGTATTCGTATCCGCAACAGAGCGAGAAATTGTAAATCCGTTTGCAGGAATCACAACCTCAACCGTGCGGCCACGGTCATAGTCGCGGAAAACAAACGCGTGTGTTTTCCAAGTGAGACGTTTTTCAGAAAAAAGTTTTATGATCTCAGACGCCTGCGGGTCCGTGGATCCGTACTCAACTTTTTCAAGACTTCTTGCAAAGTGCAAAAGATACATGAAGTCTTGGAACTCCCCCAACCCTGATCGGAAATCACCACCCGCAAGACTTAAATAACCGCTTCGAACCTTGTCATAGTAGCTTGAGACTTTGTTCTTTAAAATCGCTTTCCCGGCGGAAAAAGCGGATTGAACAAATCCGGAACCGCTATCTCCGGGAATCGCGAATTTTGGTTTCTGCGGTAGCCCAAGATGGTAAATATGAAACTCACCTTCGAGTTTGATTTCGTGATTGTCCGGTCCGTAATCGATTACGACAACCCCGCCGAACGTTTTTTCGATGTTGATTCTGTTTTTAAAATTCTCCGTATAGGAGACTGGACCGTTTACAAAGAAATACTCGTTTGAGTTAAGACTTGTATGAGAATAGGTTCCGTTCTTTGCCTTTTCATAGAATGCAAAAGAGAAGACGTTTTGAGCTTCGTATGTCGGGGAAAGACTTCCCGAAAACGCGTTACTCGTTACCGAATTAAATCCTGACTTTGCGACATCTAAAACACCCACGAAAGGGAATTTAAAGCAATCAGTCCAAATCGGAATTTTTTTCCGATTCTTTCTTTTACTCTATTGTCGCGGTAAGTGGCCGCTCCCTACGTTCCAAAAACATTTCTCGAATACGTTCTTGCGATTCAAAACTATCTCTTAGCTTCGGGTTCAAGACTTTCAAACTTCAATCCGGGTTCACGGATTTCCACTTGGATTTCTGCAATCGCTTCTGTACTTGCGGAAGGAGATTTAAGAACCAAAAACGGTTTTGATTACACCGTCCTCGAAGGAATGTACCGCGTTCTTGGATATTCAAGACTTCCCGGACTAAAATCGGTTGGGATTGTTCGAATCGAACATTCCGGTCATACGCAGGTAGTAGAGATTGGAGTGTTTACACTCGATCTTTTCGGGCTTAGTTTTGAATCGGTTGCACCCGTTACGATTGCAGTCGGAGACACTTACGCAGAAATCGAACTCCGCGCAAAAGAACCCGGATCGGATTACAACATTCGAAGACTTTCGATTAACACAAGCGAAGGTCTAGGAACCGTAAGCGTTGAACCTCCTCCAAATACAAGGATTTGGAACCCGACGGATTTCGCCGGAGGAACAAACAAAGAATCCGAAGAAAGTAGGCTAAAGAGGTTTCGGAATTTTATTATCTCACTCGGGCGCTCAACCTCACTCGGAATCTATACCGCTGCGATTTCGATTCCGGGGATTGCGGGTGTGCAGCTCACAACGAATAAAAATCCGGTCTCTGGAGAAACTGAATTCGGTTGGATCAATCTTTATGTTTCCGATGGAACCTCAAACCCTCCGCAGACCCTTTTAGACCTCGTTCAAAAAACAATCGAAGGGGATCTAGAAGATCCGGAGAACTTTCCGGCCTACGCCGCCGCAGGAACCCAAGTCTGCGTTTTTAAAATCCCCGTAATCGGGATCAGCGTTCGTTTTGAACTCGATATATTTAAAAACTCGCAACTTTCTCAAGAAAATGCGCTCATCATAGCGACTAACGCTCTCACGTCTTACATAAACACGTTGGCAGTTGGCTTTGATGTTTTACTCAAACAGATTGAGGCAACGATTCTAAAATCTCATCCGGATTTTTACCGGGTTCGAGTCCTTGAGTTTTTTGGAAAACTGTCTAATGATCCGGTCCCCTCCCCTCTTCCAACACTTGCAGACATATCCGTTCCCTCGACTCACCTTCCGAGAACCGGCGGTACGTCGGGAGGTTTGATTTCCGGAAGTGTAACAAAAGTGGATCCGGCATGACAGACAACAAATTACTCGCGAGACTTCCTCAGTTCAACGAAACCGATCCTGTTTTCAAAGAACTCTTCGCAGACAAAGAAAGACCCGAACTTTCTCCTCTAACCAATATCAATGATATAAACGTCGGTGCTACATACAACTCGGTTGAGTGGCATTTGCGGTATCAAGAACTTGCGGTCAAGTGTTCGATTCTTACCGATGCGGAAGGTCATTTTTTAAGTAAGTGGGCGGAGTTCCTCGGAATCGAACGCCCTGTCGGGATGAATGATCCCGAGTTTGTCGGGTACATCCTTGGTTATGTTCTTTCAAACGAACCTACTATCACAAAGATTGCACAACTTTTTCCGCGCCCGACCTTTGCGGTTCTTCGTCCCGACGAGCTTGGTTTTGCAAGTGACGTCTCGGCAACGGACCTTAGCCTTACTCTTCCAGGACCTGGAACAAAAGCTGTCTCTTCAATCATTACCCCCGATCGTTTGGTCAGCTATATCATATCAAACGACCTTTCGAATTTCACCGACCTTTTACTCACCGAACTAAACCGAATTCTTGCGGCGGGTACAGCCGTATACATTGGAGAAACTTAAAACATGTCTGAGGCTCAAGTAACTATCACAAATAACGAAGTCAAAATTTACTACCAAAACCAATTTCAAAAAATTACTGCACAGGATATTAACAGAATGTCGGGTGCGGAGACTGAAAACTCGATTGTTCCGGTTCTTTTATCCACGATTCTTGCAACGATCGGTCAGGACTCTGAAACCGCAATTGGTTTTGAAATAACATTCGTAAATTCGAATACAATCCGGGTTAGTTCAGGGATTATCATTCGAACCGACTCTGTGTATATCGTACCCGAGCTTTTACTTTCGCCGAGTTCCGGTTCTCTCGAAGGAATCTTCGAAATTGAACTCACGTCCTCTCTCACTGACCAGAAAGCGGTTCCGCTTTTTAACACTCAAACGGAAAGATTCACTCCACAAGCGCGCCCGACAAGGAAAACTTTCTCCTCGCAAGTGTTCGAGCAGTGGTCGGCTGTTTCTGGAACTCCACCCGTATCAAATAACAGAATTGGTCTTTTGTCATATCGAAAGAATTCGGTCGGCGGTCCTGTCACCACTCTTTCCCGACTTCTTCCCGTATATGATCCGAAACTTATCGGAATCGATGTGGATCTTGATCCCGGTATCGGGGAAAATGATTCACTCGCCGAAGCCATCAACTGGATTTACAATCACTTCGAAAACAAAGACTTTCTAAAAACAACACCCTCGCCCGGATACGACAACGCAAACTTTCGAATACGAACTCAAGGGAACTTTGCCTTTTGGAGTAAAGACGAAGGAGGACACTGGTTCCCTTTCGCATAACCCCGCCAAGTGGTCCGGCCTCACCCGTTCCTGGAGCGGGCGGTCATTGGGCGGGGAATATAAGCTCAAACCGGTATGACGTGTATCCGTTTGGATCATATACGATCGGAGATTTTTGGCACGTTGTGGATGCTCATATCGATTACGGATCTACGGTTACGGACTGCAATACGTGCGGAGGACAAGACTCCTGTCACCAAGTAGGGCCTTGGTTTGACTGCCTTTCCTGCCCCGGAGGGTATTCGCGTTCGGTCAGCATCGGGCTTTGCTGGGTCGGTGGAAGCCTTTTTGTGCCTTGCTGTACTGTGACTTGTTGCATCAACTCATGCAATACTTGTAATATTCCGAATTGGTATACGAGATACCGCGTTTTTAAATACGAATTTTTACAGTGGAAACCCGTTCAAACCTATCAGGTCGCCGGACGGTATTGGAGTTAATTGGAAAAAGAAAAAACGGATACGAAATTCGGCCTAATTAGACTTGAGACTTGTCTTTCCTGTCCCCTTCTTTTGAAAGGTTTTCTTTCGGAAAGGTGCTCTGTGTGTGGCTGTTTTGTAAGACTCAAAACAAAATTCAAAGGAGAACGTTGTCCGATAGGGATTTGGAGTTGAAGATTCAATCAATGGGATGCTGTGGAGGTAACAAAGCATTGAATCAAGATTTAATCTTACAACAGATCGGACAACTAAGCCAGATCGGAAAGAACAAAGGGAAAAGCGACGAAGAAGCGGGAAAGGATGCGTTTCGGTTTGTGAAAAGTCTTCTTGTTAAATCGCAGGAAATCGCAAGAAATTATCCTACCATAAATAAGGAGTTGATTTTTCATCAAATGGCTTCTCAAGCATTTCCTCAATATCACACAAACGACAACCAAGATGAGATTTTAGATACGGTAACAAAATCCGTTTCCACTTTTGTGGAAATGAGTAAAAAACTTTCCGAGGAATTCGCCGTATGACCTCAATGATTTTGAAACTCATCCATCCGTTCCGGTTTTTACGATCGGGTCTTTTTACTTCCATTTCTCTTTGGTCGTACAAAAGAACAAAATTCATTTTTCGAAACTACTGGTCCTTGATTTTTGAGGAGATTCCCGTTTTTTCTTTCAACGTTGTAAAGCGCAGTAACCAAAAACCCTTTAGCAGTTTTCGAATCGCCCTTCTTGGTTTTGAGTTGGTGGTTCTTTTTTACAAGAAGTAAAATACTTGCGGTCAGGGGTTATCCCCTTGGCCGAATTGTAAAAATTTTTCATAGTCTCCGAGTAGATCCTCCTTTACGATAAATTCTAAAAGTCTGTCCCGATCGATGTAGATTCTGTCAATACTTTGCAGGATTTCATCAAAGACCCGATGGCTTAGTTTTTGAAAATAGAGACCTTCGGTTAAAAGTGCGCGGATTCTTAAAACTTCCGGATGATGCCTAAAGGGTACGTTCAAAGTTTTTCTCCTGCTGGTAGAACTTACCCCGCTTTGAAGTATCGGAAACGTTTTAGGTTATGTGACGGTTTCAGACTTTAATACGTTTGAAAGTTCGATTGCTTCCTCAATGTCTGCGAGAAACGACCTTGCAAAAAGCATAGGAATACTCGAATCATCCTCAATTTCTTTCAGTTTGGATTGAATCGAGTTTTTGATTAAAGTCAAATCTTGGATAATGACTCCTAGTTTCCCAAGAATCGCGACTGAATTCACTCCTTTGTCTGAAGTAAGCGCAAGCGCAGCGGCGAGTTCTTTCGCAACATCCGGAGACAAAGACGTGATGTTGTCACCCAAAACGCGGTTGTAGGTCTTCATAAGGTTCTCGACCATAACCTCAAGCATTTTCTTATTCGCACTTGCCTTCTCTTTCGATCCGATCGTTCTTAACGCTTCTTTTTGTACGTTCGATGCCACGGAATCAAAGTCGAAACTTTCAAATTCTCCGGATTGTAATTCTTTGATATAGTTTTGAAGGACACTTGGTCCACGGCTTCCGTATTTGGAACGGTTTTCTTGATACCACCGAAACGCTTTTAATTGCATTGTAGAATTCGGTTTGTCGTTTGCGTCTTTACAAAATGTTCCGATGACTTCCGCAATTCCTAAAGGTAACGAACGATCCTTTTTGTGAACGAGTCGAAATAGTTCGGGGCTAAGGTTATTTAATGCGAGTCGTTTTTGAATCTCTCCTTGTTTAATTCCTAATTCCTCCGAAATCCGTTTTATATCCCACCCGTCCTTAACAAGCTTTCCATACGCAATCGCTTCGTCGGTTGGAAGTACGTTTCGTCTGTGATTCTCGGAAATCTGCGCCGCAAGCCGCGAGTTCTCATCCGCAAACCTTTTTGTTACGACAGGGATTTCAAAACTTGCGGAAAGTTTTCCTTCGGCTATAAGCTCCTTTACCGCTTCGTAGCGGTGGTGTCCCGCAACGACTGTCCATTGTCCGTCTTTAAAATCGATGGTCATTGGAAAAGAAGGATCATAACCGTTCTTGAATATTTTTTGTTTTAGAGTTTCAATTTGCGTGCGGTCATAGTCTTCTTTTTTTGTATATTGGCTGACCACGCGGATTTTGGAAAAAGGAAGTCTTGTGGGATTTGTTTGTCCGCTTTTGGGGCGTTCTATCTTTTTCTTTCTCGGTTTTCTTTCTTTTTTTGGAGGATTTTGGTTCGGTTCATTTTTTGGTTTTTTTACGACCTTCCAGCCGTTGCTTGTTTTCTCGTGAAAACGCCCGTCGTCCCAAAGATTCGTTGTTCCAATTTGAGCCGCCGGACGGCCTCGGCCCGCTTTTTTTAATGAGAGCAGTTCTCTATTGGATTTTTCTACCGCCTTTCGTATCTCATTATTCTCTCCTTCGTTATGAAAAGATAAAGAAGTTTGAAACGGATTGGACTTTTGAATCTCTAAAAATTTTTGTCCGGACACTTTGTTTTCAAGAAACCCGGGAAGGGAACTAAGAGATTTTTTTACATCCAATAGACGGGATTTTAGAAATTCTAATTTAGGATTTTTTAATTCTCCCTTTTTGTTTTCGATCAAAATCGGGATTCCTTGGACTTTTTGGCGACTTTTTTTGTAATTCCCTGCGCGGATCGGGGAGGGTGTGGGGTTAGATTTTAAAATGTTTAAAAACGGACCCGAAGAGACAGACTTGTCTGTCTGTATTTTTTCCTCTTCGTTTTCGTTTTGGAATTCGGTTCGTTCGAAAAGGAAGTCTGATAAAAACTTTGCGCCGAGTGCTTTAAACTCTTTTGCGAGTTTCTTTCCTGCTTCTGAGGTAAGTTCTTTGGAGGAATTTTTTAAAACGCGGAGAAAACACTTTCTGGAAAGGGAATTCAGCTCAACCTCTTTCCATTCTTCTCCCTCTTCGTCCATCGCCCAATCTTGCCAATCGGGGTTTTCCTTTGACATGGCAAGGTGAACTTTATCTAAGATTATTTCCGCGAGTTCCAGATTGATTTCTTCTTTCTCTAGTACCTCCAAAGGAAAAGAAAACCCAGACCCGTTATACCGCTTCCGACGGCATTATGATTTCGATTTTTGTTTCGTTTTTAAGTTCATGGATTGCGCTTACTAGTGCGCTTCTTTGATCGCGGTCGAGTGATCTTACAAACCCCTTAAAGTCCCCTGTCTGAAATAAAGATCCCCAAGGCAAAATAACAATCGCCGGATTTAATTTGTAAAGAAGCCTAAACGGTCCGACGAAAAGATCCTCAATCCGTTTTACAAAGGTCGGGAGGTCTTTCACAGTCGCGGGGTCATAGTGCAATGTCATAATTTGACCGGGAATTTCCGACTTAAATTGAATTTTGTGGATCCACGACTTAACTGCGATTTTATTCATTCCATAGAGATACAAAGGAAAGATTAAAGAAAGCCTCAGTCTGTGTTTCAATTCCGCGAGATAGTAAGTAAGAATCTTGTGAATTTGCATTCTCTCAAAGGTTTGTTTGAACCTTTTCATTTTTTCTTTTAAATTGAACTTCATGTAAATTTTTTACTCTCCTGGAATCCCCCGCGTGTTTAAATTCGAGATCGGTTTCATTTTGAATAGCTTTGGCTTGTCTCTGTTTTCTCCGCTTCCGCCTTCGATGAAACCTGAAATTCGAAACGTCGGGTGATAGTCATAGATTACAGAATACCCATTTTTCGGCTTATCGGAAATCCATTTGATTTTGGAATCTCCGAACAATATATAGTCTTCGTTTTTTTTGTGAGTAACAAGCCCTTGTTTGCCTTTCGAAAATATCCGGTCAATACTTGCAATCGGCGAATAGGAAAGAATGTCCGTTGATCCCGTTTGAAACTGGATATACTCGGAATGTCTTAAGGTCGAGACTAAAAGCGTGACAAGGTCTCCTTCCCCGAGACGGTAACCTCCTCCTATGACTGCCAAAAGTTCGCCGTCTTGAAACGTGATTTGGGATCTGTCAAAAATCTTACGCGCATCGGCATCCACTCGATACGTTTTGTAAGCAATTTTTACCGGATGCTGAAATTTTAGTTTTAGTCTGTAAAAGCCGCTTACTCTTTTCGGAAATACAACACTGTTAAACGTGAATCCTGAGAACTCCACTTCTTCGGGTTCGCCTTCTTCGGGAATAAAGAAAACTTCTTCCACTCCCGTAATCGCACCGAGTGGAAGTTTTGGAAAAAGAATGTATTCGTTTTTACCTTCGGCATCGACTGTGATAGTCTCTTCCATCTTAACTTTGTATTTGAGTAAAACGCTATTCCAGTATTTTAGGTTTTCTTCAACTTCAATGTATTCCTCTTCGATTCGTTTGATCGACAAGGGTTTAAACGTTTCTCTTGAGATAAGAGTCGCGGATGAGATTTCGGAAATCGGAGCAAAACGTGTAAAAACCTTTTTTCCTTCCACCCTGTAAGCCATTTCTTCCGAGATTTCCAATTCTTCTTGGAATGTCCTTACCAAGCCTTCAAAACAGAATTTGCAATCGGAGATTCTTTCCTCTTGCGGACACGGACAGGGCGTAAGCCTGTACCAAAGCGCAGACTCACCCCGTCTATCAATCATCTCCTCGTTTGTTAAAGGAGTAAGAACGTTCGGTTTTGTTGTGATCGAAAAAGGGGTCATACCCCCAAGGCCCGATTTTCGCAATGTATTAGAGTCTTTGAATGTGTGTGGCTTGCGTTACGAACTCGGATCGTTTTTTGTCGTAACCGCGACGCAGTTCAAAAGAAACGGTCATTCCCGCCTTTATGTGTTCGTCCTTTATCTCAGAATACTTTGCATTGAAAAAGTAATCTCTTCCGTTCGAGTCCGAGGTGATAAATCCGAAACCTCCTCGATTTTCTGTTCTGTTCCAAGGTACATATTTTTTGATTGTTCCTATAAAGTAATCTTCTGTAGTGTTAGTGTCTTGCATTTCCAACTGATGTAATTTGCGAGCCAAGTCCCCGAATCTTCGGGTTCGTGACTACACATGGGTTCCTCCCAGACCCCAATTGAAAATAACTCAGTTTTTGTTATCGGGCCGTATTTTCTTTCGAGCCTGATTCGTTCTTCGTTTGCTTCTTCATTTTGGCGGTACTGTTCATCGGTGACGAGTCTTCGTTTTGCGTCCCGAACTCTTCCCTCTCGAAAGATTTCTGAAATCTCATCATCTGGTTCTTCTTCTCTTTCTTCTTCAAACTCTTCGTATTCGTGCGAACAGTTGGGATGAACCGGACAGCAAAGCCACAATTCGGAAGTCTTTCGATCAGCGTTGCTTTTTCCCGGCCACACCGCTGTTGTGGTAACCGGATCACCGCTAAACTGATCCTCTCCGAGAAAGGAGAGCCCAAGACTCTCCATATACTTTTTGTCGTGTAAGTGATCCAGAGAAGGAAAAACGCGCGCGATTTGGCCTAAGAATTCTTGGCACGTCTCACAACTCACAGGTTTGTGATTTTCTTCGTGCAAAGAATTAGTAACTTCCGCCGGAGAAACGCACATACGTCGCGGTCGGTCTTTCATTTGCGAGATAGAGAAGTTTTCCGTTATTGAAGTTGATTTGAACTTCGGTATATGCAAAACGAGTCATATCGCGGTTTAAATGATCCGTTACGAGTTTTTCATACCGTTTTTCACGGCGGCGTCTCAAAGAATCTGAAATTCCTTCTTCAAATAATCCAAGTGCGTTTTTGATTTCATCATCGTCCGGCGAAATCATGAGAGAACGAATTTCTTCCTCGGTTGCGTTCCTGGCAAGTGCTTCCGCGATTTGCCGTCTGTACATTTTTGTTATGAGTTCGTACGCCTTTCCTTTTCGTTCTCCATTCTTGTCATATATGGCGAGCCATTCCGCGCCTCTACTTTGTGCATATAGAAGGGAATACGTTTGTTCTTTCGTGAGTCCAATTTTTTCTTCGAGAAGTTCAATGTCTTCAAGTCCCGGAAGATTGTTTGCCTTTGCGGTTTCTGAAATTTCCGGCAACGTCATTTCTTTAAGTTCGTTTTCGTTGACTCCACGCTCGAGTAAATACTCTGCGACGTATCCAAGGATTGACGCTTTGTTTCGTTCTGTCAGATAGATCCGGTTCCAGTCTTGCGCGAGAAAATCAAAAATCTCCTGATCGGCCGTTTCTAGATCCTCACGCCTTACAACTCCTTCGGGAAATTCTAACGTTGCAGTTTGATTTCGAAGAAAGGAATAATCCGCCTCGGCCGTTATGCTCAACGTCCTTGGCATATACCGCGGACGTACAAGAAGTTCTCCAAAAAACTTTCTTCGCAAAGCTCCGAACACGTCCGACCAAGTCGATTTTGAAACTCGAAAATGAATTCCGTTCTTTGGATCACCAAAAAACGCGTATTGTAGAGAAAGAAAATAGAAAAGCCAAGCGTAGGTCAGTTCTCGAGCCGAGCGGTATTCAGACAAAGGCGACTCTCGTTTTATCACACTTTCCTTCTTATCTTCCGGACATGGTAAGAAGTTTTTCCGCTTTCCAAAAAAGGATATGAAGAATCGTATCCCGAGAGTTTTGGTTAAAGGTCGCAGAAATTACGGAATCAAATAAGACTTGCCTGTCTTGCGCGGAAAGAGACTGCACACGATTGGAAAATTCTGTGTCGGTTTCGATAGTCCCAAAACGAGTCTCACGTAAAATCTTATACGCCTTTGCAAACGTAAGATACAAAATCGTATCCCGATTCTGTGAATTCGATATCGCAGAAATAAGGCTATCGAAAAGGGTTTGTTTTGCTTTTTCGTCTAAAGCCAAAATCTCTTTTGTAATTTCTAATGTTTCTAAATCCTGTCGGTCTTCTTTTTTTATTTCCTGTTTTGAAATCTCTTCTAACTTTTCTTTTTCTAATTCGATCCTTGCGTCCGTCTTTTCCATGTCTAACCTCGTTTTCTTTTTTAAGGCTACTTGGTTTCAAGGAATCGGAATTTAGAATCTATTCCAACTCTCTCCGATTCCAAAACGGGAGAGTCTTTCTTTCCTGAGTGCATCCAGACCTTTCGGTTTTTTACCCATTTCTTTTTTGAGTCTTGCGAGTGAAGAAGTTACGATTTGATTTTTTTTACCGATTACTCTAAGTGCAAAATACCGGAGTGCGTCCATTGCGTGATCGTGATTTTTAATCGGAATCTCTTTCGCGTTCTTGTTATCCTTCGGGTCTTCCCAAGAGTAGATTGAGAATTCTTCGATCGTATGAACGCATGACCGAAAGATACGGAGTTTGACGCCATGTTCCGCTTCGAGGAGCCTTAGAACGGCCTGGATTCCGGTGGAAATATCTTTGTCGGCGGTGAGCGTTAAAAACCCGCACTCGGCCATAGTCGCACGGTCTTCCGCGTCGTGGTCGGCTAAGAGAAAAAGATTCGGTTTTCTTTTTTTCTTTAATTCTTCGCAGTGCGCGCGAACTGTTTTTTCGGAAACGTAATACTCGTCCGCAAGATACCAAGTTTCGTTCGACTTATCGAAATAGAACCAAAGGAACACGAAAGGGTTTGTATATCCGAAGTCGATCGCACCGGCACAGTCCCAGCTTAAAGGAATCTCAAACGGTTCAACGATCGCAGATTCAAATTTCGGATATACAAGACCTTGAACGTCTACCCACTGTCCGAGATAAAGCCGGTCTCGTTCAATCCCGGTAAGCTCGAAGAGCATCTGTTTATACTCGTCACTTATATACGGGTTGTCGAGTGGCGTCCAGTGCCTGCGCGACATTCTAGAAATTCTTTGTAACGAAAGCGCATTCCCGGTTTCGGGATCTTGTCTTAGAACGTAATACTTATAAATCCAGTGGAATCGGTTTCTCGGATTACAATCTACAATCAGTTTGTTTGTGAGGTCGGGTCTTACAAACGAGAGACGGGTTTTAATTTTTTGAAACGTGGAATACGAAACTTGAGTCGCCTCGTTTATAAAGATCGTGTTGAACTCGGTTCCCATAATTTTTTCCACACGGTCTGAGTCGTCGAGTCCTGCTCCGTAAATCTCAGAATCGTTTAAAAACGTTACGACAAAATCTGATTCATTGATTTCAAAGTCGCGACCTCGAACCATACCCATGTCGCGAAGACAGGGAAGCAGAGTTTGTTTCCAAACGGAAATTTTTAAATGATTTAATCGATACCTTGCGATTAGATGACGGGATTCTTTGGAAAGCCAAGCGCGGGAGACTATCGCCTTAACAACCAAATACGTTTTTCCGCACCTAGCACCTCCGTCGTAGCAGATTTCTTGAATATGAGGATCGGACCAATCTTCTTCTAACGCAAGGGATTGTTTCTTTGAAAAAACTTTGTTTCTGGATTCAAATTCGTATTTCTTATTTTGTAAATTCTCCCGTCTCTTCGTCTTCAAGTCTCACCGTACCGCCGATCAGCTTTTCAATCGTTCCGGGTTTCTCACCGACTCCTGAAACAATTTGAATGTTGACCGTTGCTTTCTCATCTCCGTTTCCGGACTCTTGCCTTATACTTTCCGGCAAACCGAGGGATCGGAGAAGCTCACGAGTAAGAAGATTTCGAGATTTTAATAGGAGTGAGATTTCTACGTTTGAAGTTTCGAAATCATAAAGCTTTTCCCGTAAAAGGTCCAGGTACTCTGTTGCTTCCTGGTTCAAACGTGCTAACGCCGTGACCTTATCCGTCAATATTTGAACCGCGAATTCTTCCCTCAAATTTCCTACAATTTCCTCACGGTCCTTTGTCCAAGCCCGTCTTTGAACGAAATTGTCTAAAGTCTTGTAGGAAATTTTAAATTTCCTACAAATATCTTCCCGTTTTTGTCCTCTAAGATATTCGCACCGTATGAGTTCTATTTTTTCTTCGGATAACGTGTTATATGAAGTTGAAGGTATAGCCTTCGCCACATTCTTCTTTTTGGGAAGTGCTTTCTTCACGGTCTTTTTTTTCGCGCGCGCCACGATCTTTATTGTAGGTTCTTTTCGTTTTATCGTACAAAAAAGATTGTGCTGTTAAGAAACGAGCTTCTCTAAAACTTCGATCAGATTGTTTTTGGATTCTGCACACGACCGCGCATCCAAATCGATTCCAAAAAATCGTCTTCCGTTTTTAAGTGCGGCCTTCCCTACCGTCCCCTCCCCTACAAACGGATCGAAGACAAGTCCGCTGTATGGACTGCCTGCTTTGATACAAATTTCAAAGAGTTCCTCGGGTCCGACCGCCGTATGACGGTTATGGGAATTCGGGGTTGCAATTTGCCAAACCGATCGTCTGCGCGCTGTGAAGTCCTGATTTTTGATTTTGTTTTTGATGATTCTGTTTTTTACGTTTGTCGGATCTTCCGCGCTTGTAAGGGAAAAGTTTTTGAGGCTGTGCGTTTTTTCGAGGGAATGCTCATTCACTCCCATTGCTTTTAAAAGTGATTTTGGGTTTTGATTTTCGTGATGGATTCCGTTTAAGGGAACGGCAACTGATTTTGAATCAAAGAAATACCACTCCTTATCTTTTACGAAAAACAAAACATACTCGTGCGAGTTTGTGAATCTTTTCGTAACGGATTCCGGCTTACAAGACCCCCGATTCCCTTCTTTCGTCGTAATCGATTTGGCCCACACAATTTCTTGAATAAAATGGTATCCGATTCGACTCATCATCCGCACAAATCCGGATGGAATACAAAGTGCCTGCCCGTCTCGAAACGTGTCCCCTATATTGACAAAGATTGTCGCAGAATTTTTTAAAAACGGACGAACTTCTAAAAATACTTTTCGAAGATTTTGTAAATAGTCCTTCGATTTTCTTTCCCTCCCTATCTCCATTTTTAAATTCAAATCGTCCTTATCAAGATACGTCCTTTTTTGAAAATACGGCGGTGAGGTCACAACCGAATCCACTTGACCTATATATTCCTTTGTCTCTTTCAAGGTACGAATGATTTGAGCCGCATCGCCGTGGAGAATTTCAAAACTCATACAATTTTCTCCTGACAGAAAAGCGCAATTGATTCAAACAAATTATTCGAACACTTCCATTTCCCTGACTCAATTTCTGCTAAATACGACTGCGAATATCCTAACGCCTGTGAAAGCTGAAACTGTGTAAAACCGGCATCCTTCCTAAGTTTTTTAATTCTCTCTGCGGTTTCCAGATTTTCGTTTTTAAAGGTTTTGTTAAAATATTCGGACTTTGCGGCATCGATACATTCTTTTACGACTGTTTTGAATTTCCCTCGCCACTCATAATTGAGATTCCTTCCGGAGACTTGGAGGATAAAGTTTTCGTCGGACAAACCACTTAAATTTACTCTGAGGCCCTTAATTTTCTTCTTCGTCCAAAGCTCAATTACGGTTTGTATCGTTTCGTCTTTTGTAGATCCGTTTCGAATTTTTTTCAGATCGGATTTGAGTGTTGCGACTGCTATGCCTGTCTTTGAGGAAATTTCATTTAACCTTGTTATGGTTATTTTCTCACAGGTTAAAAATTCGGGACAAAACTCTTTATATATCTTGATCCTTGTTTTGTGACCTAATTGCTTTTTTAATGTATTTCGTCTAATTAAATAACTTAGCTCGTCTTCCGGATTTACTTTGTATCCGTCGATTTGCGTCCATCCAAGCAGCTTTACGGCCTCTATTCTATGCTCACCCGATAGACAAAGGTAGTCGTCATTTTGAAAATCGTATTTTACGGATATGGGTTCGTGTAATCCTTCCTGTTGTATATTATTTGCCAATTCTCTAATATATTCCTGTTCTCTTCTTTCAAATAACTCCTTATTTTTTTCGTGATACTTTATCTTGTGAATCGGTATCTGCTCTATTTTTAAATTAGTTTTGATTACGTGTAAAAATTGGCGTTCTTGCATACTCCCTTGTTATTTTTTCGTATTTAAAAGAGTCCTTTCGTTTTTTTAAATTCCTTGAAAATAATTAAGGACTGCCCCTTTTATCAATCAACAAAACCTTTTATTCTTTTTTGCGAATGTAGTTTAACAAAAAAGAATTACGGGGGTTATTTCATTCTCCCCGCGTTAGTTTTCAGATTTGATTTTAAGCCGCTTCGCCGTTTTTCCAAACTCTCGTTTTTATGGGTCTGTAGTTTGTCTTTTTGGTATATACGTATTTTTGTACGGAATACTCCACTCCTAAAGGCGCGCTTTGTTGCAGATCCAACGCCTTTTCGATCGCTTTTTTTAAACCGTCGTTTCCCGTAAAACATTCATGACCGGCCGCTCCCCAAACCCTAGGGGAATTATTTTGAGGGGCTATGTGTTTGTAGATATGATATTCTATTCGTTGGTCCATACTAACAACTTTACGCCACGTCGTCATAACCCTTTGGGGATTTTAGTATTCGGATTGCATCCATATATCTGATTGCATCACGGCGATTCATATATAGATGTTCTTCGTCGTTTTCTTTTACAAAAAACGTATCTGTTTCTTCTAAGGGTCTTCGAACTTTATATTCTTGTTCTTTTTTGTACAAGATCGGTTCCAGTACACTTTGGTTGGTTAAATTTAAACGGCTCATGCGACATTTTCCTGCGAATTTTCTTTCCCATTTTCAATTATTGTTTTTTTAATTTCTGAGTTTTGAATAAGACCCGGATATATTTCGTTTACGAATTTTTCGAAAAGGATCTTCTTCGTTCCTTCGTATTTTAGAGGATCTGAGTTTTGTTCGTAATATTCTAATTGGGGTTTGAGTAACTTAGTTTTACCCCATACTAAAAAACATTTGTAGGGATCTAAGTCCTTTATCTCTATTCGATTGTCTGGCATCGGCTTACTCTCATTGAATTTGGATAGATTTTGCTTTTCAGTTCGCATGATACTTTTTTCAGCTCGTCTTTCATTTCTTACAAATAACCTAGACCAAAACTTAGATACGGATTCGGGACTTACCGACTGTTCATACCAAAACTTGGAATCTTGTTTTCTCAGTTGGATGAGTATTTGAATTTTGCTTTCGATAACGTTCCATTCTCCTTTAGAAAATTCAAAGAGTAAGTTGAGTGCTTTTAGTTCCGAGTCCGGTTGTCCCATTGCGCTTCCGTGCTCCTGTAAATAGTAGTCTTGGAAGTTAGTTAGCCAAGAGGCCGGGAATTGAAATCGCGGATTCTCTTTTTGTTTGTGTTGATCCCGATTTTGTTCTTCTCTGCGCGCTTGTGCCGGGCGGTACTCTCTAGAAGCTTTTAGTATTTGTGAAGAGAGTACTTGTTTTGATAGTCTTTGGTATATAGTATTTGGTAGGGGTTGATTTTCCGGGCTTGGATTTACCGCGACTGGATTTTCCAGGTGTGGGTTTTCCTGTAGTGGTAAATCCGGTCCTGGATTTTCCACTACAGGACTTTTTATTTCTTCTTCTGCAAAAAGTTCCCCTTGTTTCAATTCCTCCTTTTTAGAACGGTTCGGTATAGACTCAACGTCTGGCTTTTGAGATTCTTCGAAAAAATACCATCCCGATTCAAATTTACCGGTTACAGTATTTCGAGTTTTTCGGTACTCCGCATAGCCAAAGGCAACTAACTCCTTAAACCCGGATGAGATACTTGACTCTTTGTCGGATTTCAGTCTAGTCATCCCTTTTACGGACAT